ATGAGTGAGCCATTAAGAGCCATTTCGTTATTTTCTGGGGCTGGCGGCATGGATGTCGGTTTTGAGAACGCCGGAATAAAAGTCGTGTTTGCCAATGAACTGGTTTCCGATGCTGCCGAAACCTACAAAGCAAATCACCCAGACTGCATCATGGTCAATGATGACATCAATAATGTAATTGACTCCCTCGACAAATATGAGGGAATAGATCTTGTATTTGGAGGACCACCCTGCCAGGGATTTTCTGTGGCAGGAAAAATGGACCCCGATGACGACAGGAGCAAACTGATTTTTACCTTTCTGGATGTCGTTGAAAAAGTTAAGCCAAGGGCTTTTGTGATGGAAAATGTAAAGGCCCTGGGCGAACTGAGTAAATGGAAAGATGTACGAGAACGCTATTTGAAGAAGGCTTCTGACCTTGGATATTCGTGCCATTATTTTGTTTTAAATGCCACAGATTATGGCGTGCCGCAGAAGCGGGAGCGCGTATTCTTTATTGGAATCCGAGGGGATTCGTTTGATGAAAAGCGTCTTCATCAGCTTATCACACATCATAAAACGAAGGCCGCTCCCATCAGGGATATCTTGTTACCTCTTGGCAAAGCAGGCAGTGAGGAGAATCCACGGACTTGTGTGGCAAAGATTAATTTTTGCGCACGGCCGGTTATGCGTAAATCCCCTTATGCGGGTATGTACTTTAATGGGCAGGGGCGCCCGATAGATATCGATGGCTATGCGAATACCCTTCCGGCTTCTATGGGCGGGAATAAAACGCCGTTTATAGATGAAGACTACTTGTATGGGGAGGCAGATGATAATTTCATCGAGAACTACCATAAAGGTTTGATGGATGGGTCGATTATCCCCGAATACAAGGAAGCTCCCAGCCGCCTTAGAAGAATCACGATACGGGAAGCGGCTAAGATTCAGACCTTCCCAGATGATTATATCTTCTGCGGCAAGCCGGCAGCAATTTATAAACAAATCGGCAATGCAGTGCCTTGTAAAATGGCGGAAGCCGTTGCATCGGCTGTTGCTGAATATCTCCAAGCGTAAAAAGCGGGAATGTGTTACCTTAATGTGGTACACATTCCCGTTTTTTATGCCTGCATTGCTTCGGTCAAGGCATCGTTCCAAGCCACCTTAATCGTTGCTTGTACATCCTGGGCATTGAACAGTTCAAACATTCTTTCATTGTATGCAGTCCGAAATGCCTCATCTCCAGAAAGCAGGATGTGGATGGTTAAATCTGTGATGGAAACGAAATTGATATTATACCCCTGCGCAAAATACGCTTTTGCTCGTTCCAGCGCATTTTCCCTTGGAAGGTCGTTTGTATAAACGAATAAGTACTCAGCGGCGTTGTTCAGCGTGATTTTTGTGGAGAAAGTGGAATCAACGCGGGAGCCGTCTATTGGCCGCTCAGTAACTTCAATGGCTTTAAAGATCGCTCCATCCTTGTAAATCGTAATATCACCTGGTGCGCCGGTCGCACCATCTGCGGCGTTGATCTCCTGGCGTTCTATGGTCCACCCCGCATTCATCTGACCGTTGATAGTGGAGAAGACGGCATCCGTCAGGAGCATGGGAATAAGGCCGCCGCTCTGGCGATGCTGTAGTTTGTTTAGGAACATACGGTACTGATCGATGCGGAGTCGGCGGATTGGAACAAGTCGGACAATCGACTGCTCACGGAGGTCGATAAAGCACTTCAATAAGGCAATGATGATCGTTTCCACCTCGTCACTTTCGGACACAGCCTCCAAGGTGGAAATCAGTGACAGCAAAGCGTCAAAGCCTTCCTTATCGCGCAATCCATCCCTTGTATCTTCAGTGAAAGTAACATTCCTGCGGAAAGTCGCCAGATAAGGACCTTTGGAACAAGGGATCTGCTTTGAAAACAGGAACGGATTGACTGCTTTCTCATCCAGAGTACGCCCATTAAAAGCGTCCTCGCCCTGTTTGACATAGGGGTGCCGGATATTGCAGCTCCTGTCCTGATATCTTGCCACTGCACAGCCAAGCAGAACTTCACGGTAGGACTGTGTTTTTGAGGAAAAGATCGTATCCAGCGCATCCTTATTGTCTGTGATATACTGCGTCACGACTGCAGAAAGTTCCTGGGCAGCTTTTTCGTATGAGTTGTTGAGAAGAACCTTTGCCTGTTCGTAATCGATAGCCATTTTATTTTTCCTCCTGATCGTCAATCGTTTCAAGGATGTCCTCTATGTGGCAGTTCAGGGTTTCACATATTTTCAGAAGAACATCTGTGGTAATGTTCCCGCCTTTACCAAGTTTTGCAATAGATGCGGCGCTGATGCCAGCAGCGTCTTTTAGTTCCATCTTGGTCATGTTTTTGTCAATAAGAAGTTTCCATAGTTTGTTATAACTGATACGCACTTGTTTGCCTCCTTGTCATTTCATACCCATCATCATTTCATAATGCTGTTCCTGCCCCATGTGATGGAAAATCATCCGGAAAGTATCTCTGCACTGCCGGACATCTATGCAGTCGTCCACATAATGCATACCATCATTTATGCCAGACGAATTAGCGGCAATGTACGAAAGCATGGCGGACGCCAGTTCAAATTTAGAGAAATCCTCATTGCCAAAATCATCGTGGGTAAAGGCGTCCTTATTCTCTTCGAGTATCCTCTTTCGCAAGTCACTGCCCTCATACCCGCAAAGCTGCAGAAAGTAATATTCCAGGATTCTCCGGATAATGCTCATAAGGGGAATACCGGATGAAGCATCCTTATATTCATCCCACAGAGCTGCATAAGAATTTTTGACCGGATTTACATTCATTCGCTCTGAAGGGCAGTCGGGGTTTGGACAGTCACACAGCCGTATAGAGGACTTGTTGTCCGTTTTACGAATCAGATAAAAGGAAACAAAGTCATAGCGGTTGGCGTAAGCATAGGTGACTTCCCTGTGGAAATAAGCGTTATGAGTCAAAATAAAAATTTGCTTGATAAAGTTCCCGGAAACTACAGGATTTCTGTTATCTGCATTGTTCCGGCACACTTCGATCATTTTCCTGATCTGTGCGCTCACAATAAAGAGCGCACTGCTGTCCATGCTCGAAACGGGGTCATCGATGACAACAATTTTCTCCCGTGTATCGCCGTCTGCGCTTTCCCTTCCAAATACAAGCTGTTGGAAATATAGAAACGCGATGAAATTCTTTTCTCCCTCGCTGAGGTTCTCCGCAATCTTGCCTGTATCTGTGCGCACAACTTCGTAATTGATGGCTGGGGTTGGGACAACGCGCTCTACAGAACCATCGGGGCGGATGATTTCTTCATGTCGGGGCCGCAGTTCAAACCCTTGGAATCCAGAGTCGCGGAGCATGGTGTTTATGCTTTTCATCGCGGTTTCAGTTTCCACGGTCTGGCTATTTAAAATACGCAGATCCTCTTTTAGCTGATCAAGTACCCCTTTCTGTGTATTTATGATATCCTGCTGCGCCTGTATTTCCGCATCAAGGGCTGATTCGCTTCGCGCATAGGCTTCCAGGACATCTTTTAAAGTATAGGCGATTTGCTCAAAAACGGCTTTTTTGCACTCGGCTTTCTTTTTCGGCCCGGCGGACACAATATCATTATTGGCGTCTATCAGGCGGTTAAAGCCGCTGATGATGTCCGAAAGCTCCTGGAGAAGCGGTTCAACCTCGTACAAGGCGATGATTTTAGACGGTTCCGCCACCTTGCTCTTGATTTTTTCAATATTTTCGGCTATTACTGCCTTTACTGCACTGAGCTTGTCGTGATAAGGCTTTGTGTCGATTACAGGGTAAACCTCATCCGGCAGCCTGCTCAACGGGACGAACAGGGCATTTGCCGTATCCCGATAAGCAACCAGGAAAGCGTCCAGCTTCTGAAGGTTTGTTTGATACTGTGTATCAAAACTTGCGGCCAGCATTTCTTCAAAATTCTGAGGCAGCTCTCGGGAACAATACGGGCATTTTCCACCTGCCTTTTCATGGTAATCTGCATGGCCTTGGCGCACCCATTCAGTTGCCCCGACTTCTTTCAGAAAGTCTGCAAATGGCGTGTTTGAAGTATTCACAATCGCAAGGGAAAGAATGTCACAGCCGGAGATGTGGTCAAGGGCAGAAACATCACTGACTGCGTTAAATCTGTCATACCGTTTTGCCGTAGAAGAATAGACAGAGTCATACATCCGCTTCAATTCTTCAACATCATGCTGTATGGGAGAGTGGCGTTTTACCTCTTCAGCAAATTTCTGTTTTGACCCTTTCTTGCCCTCCTGAGTCGCTTCGAATACAGTGCGCAGTTCCTCTGTTTTGTCCCAACAATCCTTATATAGCTGTTTTTCCAAAGCCGCTCTCGTTTTAGCTTTTTTATCCTTTTCAGCGAAAGCATCCGAAGAAACTTTTTGTGCCTTTTTCTGTTCAGCGGTCTTCCTGTCAATCTGCTCCTGTATTTTTACATTGGCCTCATTCATGGTGAAAACGCCAGGAAGATTGTGGTAGCTCCTCATATTGGCATCAATAAAATCCTGGTCGTATACAAGGGGAATATAATCCGCAGCAGCTTTGCCAGGGGCATAGGTTACCCCAGAACCGGTTTTTATTGCTTTTGCTATGGTTGTTTTCCCCGTTCCATTGTTGCCAAAGAAGTAATTGATGTAAGTTGGGGCAACGGCAGCGCCGGTGCCTTTATATGTGGCGTCATCAAGAGTAATTCGTATAATTTCACTGGGTAATTTATCTGGCATGATATTCCTCCCTGTTAGCTCGGCCTTGGAAGGGTGGTAAGCCCAGCCTCGTCAAATGCCTCAAAGAGATTGACCTTATGTACGGACCAGGCGCTGACATTCAAATCCGTGATAGCGCAGCCCATATTAAGATCAAAATAGATGGCGTTCTTTTTCACGCACAGCAGCTGCTGGTTAATGACAGATATGGGCTGGAAAGCAACTTTGATGTTCTTTCCTTCTTTTTTGACCCTTCTGATGTAGCCATAGACCGCCCATTGGTTTGGATCGGTTCTGCCCCAATGCTCTGTATTCTCCCGGCAGATAAGGGCTGGGAATGTCTTTAATTCCGCAACTCCCGCATCAGACAGGGATGAACACCGCTCCAGGATTTCCGGTGGGACAAAATGCTGGCTCAGAGCGCGGTTTGCAGTAACGGTTACGATGTTGTTGGTGAACACCTCTTCTTCGCAGGTAACAAGAAGCTGGTAGTACTCCTTGCTGAAGGACTGTATTGCCATGAGCTGCTCCACACTGTTATTTCCGCCGGGCTGTTGGTAATTGTAGTTAATATTAACCACGCCGCCGTCTTGGTTTGTGACATGGACGTTTGTGGAGCCGGTTTGCTCAACTTTTTGTGCCGCAGGAGGCACTGATGTTTTCGGAATCAGTTCGTTGTTCATAAGCCGCCTCCATCAAAAGTGAAAATTGATTGTACCGTTATTCGTCAGATTGATATTGTGATCCCCGTTTTGGATGACATTTGTCTGCTGATGGATAACGGTTATTTTTTTGTCTTCTCCGGCGGCACCTGATGGCATTTCGTCATCCACGACCTCCGCCTCTATAAATTCTGCATCGCTGTCTGTTCGTACCGATTTCCCCGTTGGTTTTCTTGTGGCAGCAGCCGCCTCTCTGATGATGGAAGCGAACAGGTCCGCCAGCTTATCCGCAGCATTGTGTAAATTGATGTCCGGGATATATTTCTGGAACGCCTCGCACAGCCCTTGAATAGCGCAATCCTGAAAACTTCCGATGTATTCGGAAAATCCAAATGGTTCTACATAGGGGCTGATTTTTCTTGCCAAGCCGGAGATCTTTGTATTTCCGTTGTAATACGCCTTAAAGGATTCTTTATCGTACCCGTTGAGAATATCCAAGCCGTCTTCAATGACGATTGCTTCAAATAAGGAACGGGCAAAGGCGTGAGTACTGTTTCCGGCTCCGATGCTGGGAGACAGCAAATGTGCAAATTCCTTAAAGTTCATACCCTCATCCTTTCTACCCAGGCCTACCCATGCCAACCCAACGGAACCCATCTTAACCGACCATGTATTTTATAATGGACTCAGCCCTTAGATAAGGGACGTGCCTTCTGAAAACAGAGGGTACAGGGAAGTCGGAAATGTGTTTTGGGACATGGAGAGATGATTCCTAATTATAGCACAACCATGTGAAACATTCTACCTCTAAACCAGAATTCACATCTGCAAAAGCGAGTTTATATTCGCATTTACAGAACTGATTTCCAGAAATAAATCTCAATAGTCCGAGATGGCCATTAGGACGATGGGATGCATAAGACCTTGGACGCAGTGATAAAGACTGCGCTCCGAGTGAAGATGCCCCACCGTTGACTTTTGGCGTTCATTTTCGGATTGGCGGAGTCTGTGGGTGCCTTCAGCCACAGGCTCTTTTGTGTCCCACCGTCCTTTGACCCGGACGGAAAGGACACAAATGAAAATTACCTACAAATTTGTCACCGGGGAAGTCACGGAGGTCGAGGTTTCCGAGGAAATCGGTGCCGTGATTATCGACCTGGACCGTCAGGAGTACAACAACGACCACAAAGAGACCCGCCGGCACTACTCGCTGGATGGCAAGGTCTACGAGGGCATGGACTATGCTGTGGAGGATTCCGATCTGGAAGCCCTCTTTGCCGGCCCCACCGATGAGGAGCGGCTCCACGCCGCCATCCAGAAGCTCGACCCTGACCAGCAGTCAATGATCCGTGCCATCTACTTTGAAGGCGTCAGCGTTAACGACTATGCCGCCCGGATGGGCGTGACGCAGTCCGCCATATCCCACCGTTTGCAGACAGCGCGGAAGAAACTGAAAAAACTTCTGGGCTGACCCTCATATCAGCCTGTTCCCGTGGCCGTATAGCGGAAGGAGCAAGAAAAGCAGCCTTCCAGAAAGGATGAACGCCATGAGGCACAAGCTGAAGATCAGCGTGTCCAAGGAGCCGCAGAACGGCGGGGTGGTCAGATGCCGCAGTGTGACGCTGCGGGAGAAGATGCTCACCCGGCTCCTGGGCCGCAAAGAGCGGGTGATGATCCTGATTCCCGGCAACACCGTGGAATCCCTGGACATCACCGAACTGCCGGAGGGAGGTGCAACGGTTGAGTAAGATCAAGCTCCTCCTGGATGTAGTGGAGGATATGCGCTCCCTTACCGACAGTCTCCAAGCATTGGTGGACGCCATGACCCAGGGAGACACACAAGAGACCGAGCCGGTACAGAAGGCTGCTCCTCCCCCTCCCAAGGAGCCGGCGGTCACGCTGGAGCAGGTTCGGTCGGTGCTGGCTGAAAAAAGCCATGACGGGAAAACCGAGGCGGTCCGGGAGTTGCTTCAAAAATACGGTGCTCCGAAGCTGTCAGCGGTAGACCCCAAGCACTACCCGGCGCTGCTGAAGGACGCGGAGGTGCTCTGATGCCGCCCTCCAAACACGCCGTTCTCTCCGCCAGCGGCGCCCACCGATGGCTCCACTGCAACCCTTCGGCACGGCTGGAGCTGGAGTTCGCCGACCGGGAGACGGAAGCCGCAGCCGAAGGCACCGCCGCCCACGCCCTTGCCGAGCACAAGCTCAAGAAGGCACTGAAGCTGCGTTCCCGGAAACCCGTCAGCCCTTATAACTGCGATGAAATGGACGCTCACACCGATGGGTATGTGGAGTTCGTGCTGGAGCAGCTGGAGGAAGCTAAGACGCTCTGCGCCGATCCTCTTGTCCTCATCGAACAGCGGCTGGACTTCTCCCGCTATGTGCCTGACGGCTTCGGCACCGGCGACTGCCTGATTGTGGCGGACAAGCTCCTGCACATCATCGATTTCAAGTACGGGCAGGGCGTCCTGGTGGACGCGGAAGAAAATCCTCAGATGATGCTGTACGCCCTGGGTGCGCTCCGGCAGTTCGACCATCTCTATGACATTACCCAGGTTGCCATGAGCATCTACCAGCCCCGCCGGGAGAATGTGTCCACCTGGACCATCTCCGTGGAGCAGCTCATGGATTGGGCGGAACACACCCTCAAGCCCAAGGCGGAAATGGCCTACCAGGGTGAAGGGGAGTATGTTCCCGGCCCCTGGTGTACCTTCTGCAAGGCGGCGGTAAAGTGCCGCGCCAGAGCAGAAGCCAAGCTCCAGCTCGCTAAGTACGAGTTTGCCATGCCGCCGCTGCTCACCGATGCGGAGATTGAGGACATACTCTCCCGGCTGCCCGGCCTGACCAAGTGGGCCGGCGAGATCGAAGCCTATGCTCAGGACGCCGCCATTCTCCACGGCAAGGTGTGGCACGGCTTCAAGCTGGTGGAGAGCCGCACAAACCGCAAGTACACAGACGAGGAAGCCGTGATCCGCGCCGCCAACGCCGCTGGGTACCACGACATCTTCAAAAAATCCCTCATCCCCATTACCGAGATGGAGAAACTCATGGGCAAAAAGACCTTTGCCGAGGTGCTCGGTGGTCTGGTCGAGAAGCCCAAGGGCAGGCCGACCCTTGTTCCGGTATCCGACAAGCGCCCGGCTATCACCGCAATGGATGCTACCCAAGAATTTACTGAAATTACGGAGGTATAACGATATGTCTGCCAATCACAAGAACCCGACCAAAGTGGTCACCGGAGTTGTCCGCCTGTCCTACGCCAACGTCTGGGAGCCGGTCTCCATCAACGGAAGCAACCTCAAGTACAGCGTTTCCCTCATCATCCCCAAGACCGACACCAAGACCATCGATGCCATCAACGCCGCCGTGGACGCCGCCATCAAGGACGGAGCCGCCAAGTTCGGCGGTAAGATCCCCAACAAGGCCGCGTTGAAGCTCCCCCTGCGGGATGGTGATCTGGAACGGGACGATGAAGCCTACAAGGGCGCCTACTTCGTCAACGCCAACAGCACCACCGCGCCCCAGATCGTGGACCGCTCTGTGCAGCCCATCCTGGACCGCGCCGAGGTCTACTCCGGCTGCTACGCCCGTGTGTCCGTCAACTTCTACGCCTTCAACTCCAACGGCAATCGCGGCATCGCTTGCGGTCTGGGCAACATCCAGAAGGTGCGGGACGGTGAACCTCTGGGCGGTCGTTCTTCCGCCGCGGATGACTTCGCCACCGATGTGGACGATGACTTCCTTTCCTAACAACCATCCGGCAAGGGTGGCGGAGGGCAACCTCTGCCGCCCTTATGCCGCAGGAAAGGAGACCTTATGAAAACCTTATCCATCGACATTGAAACCTTTTCCCCGGAGCCGCTGACCAAGTGCGGCGTGTACCGCTACTGCCAGGCGCCGGAGTTTGAAGTGCTGCTGTTCGGCTATTCCGTGAACAGCGGCCCCGTCCAGGTGGTGGATCTCGCCGCCGGTGAACGCATCCCTGCCGATGTGCTGGCGGCGCTGACCGATCCGGCTGTGTCTAAGTGGGCCTTCAACGCCCAGTTCGAGCGGGTGTGTCTTTCCCGGTACATGGGGTACCCTGTCGGACGATACCTGGACCCCGACTCCTGGTACTGCACCATGGTGTGGTCGGCTACCCTGGGACTGCCCCTTTCTCTGGAGGGGGTGGGTGCCGTGCTGGGGCTGGAGAAGCAGAAGCTCAAGGAAGGCAAAGACCTGGTGCGCTATTTCTGCACGCCGGCTAAGGCCAGGGATGGCTCCACCTTCCGCAGGCTTCCAGCAGACGCCCCGGAGAAGTGGATTTCCTTCAAAGCCTATAACCTCCGGGATGTGGAGACGGAGATGTCCATTCAGCAGAAGCTGTCACGTTTTCCGGTTTCGCCGGAAGAGTGGGACAACTACCATCTCGACCAGCGCATCAACGACCGTGGTATTCTGCTGGATCGCACACTTGTGTCCCAGGCCATCCGCTGTGACGAACGGTTCAAGCGCACCCATCTGGAGCAGGCTCGCTCGGTCACCGGGCTGGAAAACCCCAACAGCCCCGCCCAGCTCAAAGCATGGCTGGCGGAAAAGGGCGTGGAAGCCGAGTCCCTCTCCAAAGCGTCCGTTCTGGAGCTGCTTTCCCGTGCGGAGGGCGAGGTGGAGCTGGCCCTGTCCCTGCGGCAGGAGCTGGCTAAGAGCAGCGTCAAGAAATACACAGCCATGGAGTCGGTGGTCTGCTCGGATGACCGTGCCCGCGGCCTGATCCAGTTTTACGGAGCCAATCGAACCGGCAGATTTGCCGGGCGGCTCATTCAGGTGCAAAACCTCCCGCAGAACCACTTGCCCGACCTGAAACAGGCCAGGACGCTGGTGCGGGACGGGCGCTTTGACGCCGTGGAGCTGCTCTACGATTCCGTCCCGCTGGTGCTCTCCGAGCTGATCCGCACCGCCTTTATTCCGAAAACGGGATGCCGCTTCTTTGTGGCGGACTTTTCGGCCATCGAAGCGCGGGTCATCGCCTGGATTGCCGGAGAGCAATGGCGGCAGGATGTGTTCACCCAGGGCGGGGATATCTACTGCGCTTCCGCCAGCCAGATGTTCCACGTTCCCGTGGTTAAGCACGGCGTCAACGGTCACCTTCGGCAGAAGGGCAAAATTGCGGAGCTGGCGCTGGGCTATGGCGGGTCGGTGGGGGCGCTGAAAGCCATGGGCGCGCTGAACTACGGCCTGACTGAGGAGGAGCTGAAGCCCTTAGTGGACGCTTGGCGGCAGTCCAATCCCCGCATCGTGAAGTTCTGGTGGGACGTGGACCGCGCCGCCACCACCTGCGTCCGGGACAGAGTCCCCGCCGAGACACACGGCATCCGCTTCCTCTACCAGAGCGGCATGATGTTCATCGTGCTCCCCTCCGGCAGAAAGCTGGTGTATGTGAAGCCCAAGATGGGCGTCAATCGATACGGCAGCGAATCCGTCACCTATGAAGGTGTCGGAGAACAGAAAAAGTGGCTGCGGTTGGAAAGCTACGGCCCAAAATTCGTGGAAAATATCGTCCAGGCCACCGCCCGCGACATCCTGGTGGAAGCCATGCGCCGGTTGGAGTCGGCGGGGTACCAAATCGTGATGCACGTTCATGATGAAGCGGTGATCGAAGCGCCGACGGATTCCTCCCTGGAGGACATCTGCGCCATCATGGGTCAGACCCCAGCCTGGGCGGGAGGGCTGCTGCTCCGCGCGGACGGTTATGTCTGCGACTTCTATCAGAAAGACTGAGGTGACCCTTATGGGAATCAACAAATACAACTGTGAGGGCTACTATGACCCCACACCTTACGAAGCCCTGACCAGGATCGAGAACGAGGCACGCAAGCTCCACTCCTTCCGTCCGGTGGTTTACATCTGTTCTCCGCTCTCCGGGGATGTGGAGGGCAACCAGGAAAAGGCGGCGCGCTACTGCCGCTTCGCGGTGGACACCGGGTATATCCCCATTGCGCCCCATCTGTACTTTCCCCGGTTTATGAACGATGCCAACCCCAGAGAGCGGGATCTGGCCCTCTTCATGGACATCGTTCTGCTCACCAAATGCTCCCAGCTCTGGGTGTTCGGGGAAACCATTTCAAAGGGTATGAGCATCGAAATCGAGAAGGCCAAACGCAAAGGCCAGACCATCCGCTACTTTACCGAGAACTGCCAGGAGGTGTCCGTATGAAAATCGCTGTAGGCAACAGCCGCATGGATAAGAAGTGGAAGAACCGGGATATTTCCTGGGAGGACCTGTGCCAAAGGGTCAGCTCCACCATCCGTACCACGGAAACCGTGGAGGAATACCGCAAGCTGAAGAAGGGCGCCCAGGACAACATCAAGGATGTGGGCGGCTTTGTGGGCGGTCAGCTCCGAGAAGGCCGGCGCAAAAACGGGATGGTGCTCTGCCGCTCCATACTCACCCTGGACATGGACTATGGTGAGCCGGGGATCTGGGACGAAATTGACCTGCTTCACGATTTCCAGTGCTGCGTCTATTCCACCCATAAACACACGCCGGAGCATCCCCGGCTGCGGATGATCATCCCCCTGGTCCGCGACATCACCGAGGAGGAGTATCCTGCGGTGGCGCGGATGGTGGCCAAGGAGATCGGCATTGACCTGTTTGACGATACCACCTATGAAGCCTGCCGCCTGATGTACTGGCCATCCACCTCGGCAAACGGCGAGTTCTTCTACAAGACCAAGGACGGCCCTCTGCTGGACCCGGACGCCTATCTTGCCAAATACGCCGATTGGCGTGACGCTTCCACTTGGCCGGTTTCCTCCCGGCAGTCTGAAGCGGTGCGCCGGAGTATCACCCAGCAGGCCGATCCTCTGGAAAAGCCCGGCATTGTGGGCGCCTTTTGCCGCGCCTATACCATTGAAGAAGCCATCGAAACCTTCCTCTCCGATGTCTACGAAGCGTCCTCCATGAACGGGCGGTACGACTATATCCCCGCCGACTCCGCCGCCGGCGTAGTGGTGTACGATGAGAAATTCGTGTACAGCCACCACGCCACAGACCCAGTCTGCGGCAAGCTGTTAAACGCCTTCGATCTGGTGCGGCTTCATAAATTCTGGGAGCTGGACGAGAATGTGGGGCTGGATACCCCGCCGGGCAAGCTGCCATCCTTCAAGGCCATGAGCGACCTTGCCCTGGGAGACGATAAGGTTAAGGCTGTCTTTGCCGGGGAGCGCATCGCCCAGGCCACCGCCGAGTTTTCTGATGAGGACTGGCAGAACGGCTTGGAGCTGGACAAGTCCGGCCACGTGAAAAACACCCTGCGTAATCTGACCCTCATCCTGGAAAACGACCCCAACCTCAAGGGCGTGGTGTTCAACCAGCTCCTGGACGGGATGGAGATCAAGGGGGAAGTACCCTGGAAGCATCCCTCCAAGTTCTGGCGAGACGCCGATGACGCACAGCTCATCAGCTATGTGGACACCCACTACGGCAACTTTTCCTCCCGGAACTACGATATCGCCGTGACCAAGGTGGCGGATGACCGGGCCTATCACCCCATCCGGGAGTTCATCGAAAGCCTGCCGGAATGGGATAAGGTTCCCCGCGTGGACACGCTGCTGGTGGACTACCTGGGCGCCGGCGACACCGCCTATGTCCGGGCGGTGACCCGGAAGACCCTCTGCGCCGCCATCAGCCGGGTACTGCGCCCTGGCTGTAAGTTCGACTCCATGCTGGTGCTCAACGGTCCCCAGGGCGTGGGGAAAAGCACCCTCATCGCCAAGCTGGCCGGAGAGTGGTTCTCGGACAGTCTGAACCTGGGTGACACCAAGGACAAGACAGCCGCCGAGAAGCTCCAAGGGTACTGGATCTTGGAGATCGGCGAGCTGGCTGGGCTGAAGAAGGCGGAGGTGGAAACGCTGCGCTCCTTCCTCTCCCGGCAGAACGACATCTATCGCGCGGCCTTTGGCAAACGGGCCACGCCCCATCTGCGTCAGTGCGTGTTCTTCGGCACCACCAACGCCGAGTCCGGCTACCTGCGGGACACCACCGGCAACCGCCGCTTCTGGCCGGTCAAGACCCCCGGCAACGGGAAAAAGCAGTCCTGGAACCTGACCCATGAAGAGATCCTCCAGATCTGGGCGGAAGCCCTGGTGTATGTCCGTCAGGGAGAGAAGCTCTACCTGTCCGCCGAAATGGACGCTCTGGCCAAGGACGAGCAGCGGGAAGCCATGGAGTCTGATGAGCGCGAGGGCCTGGTGCGGGAGTATCTGGACACGCTGCTGCCGGAACGCTGGACAGAGATGGACCTCTTTGAACGCCGCAATTTCCTCTCCGGCTCCGACTTCGGCGGTTTGCAGGAAAAGGGTACGGTCCGGCGTACCAGCGTGTCCAACATGGAGATCTGGTGCGAGTGTTTCGGCAAGGAACGGGCCAACCTGCGCCGCACCGACAGCAATGAGCTGACGGGCATCCTGGCTCGGTTGGGCTGGAAGCGGGCAGATAACAAGGTCAGGATTCCCCTCTACGGGCCGCAATACATTTTTGTTCCGAAGGGGTGTTCCAAGTGAAAAGACAAGCAGGCACAAATTTGGGGAACAAGTTCCGAAGGACAGCTCCACACGCTGGAACCCTCGCTGGAACACCCCATGGGAACGGCGAAAGCCCCATAAGCGGCAAGGAAAACCGTCTTCCTTGTTCCTGTGTTCCTAACATTTCTTATATATCGAAAGATGTAAGAAATAGAGGTCATCAGCACGCGAAACACGCATATACGCGCGTAAAGGGATTTTTCCGTTCCTGGAACACAGGAGGTCAATATGCGTGAGAAAACCATTGAAGCGAAACTGGTGAAAGCCGTCCGTATCATGGGCGGTCTTGCACCCAAGTTTGTAAGCCCTGGGTTGGATGGAGTGCCAGACCGCCTGGTGCTCCTCCCCAAGGGGAAAATCGCCTTCATCGAGCTGAAAGCGCCCGGCAAGGCGCTCCGGCCTTTACAGGTAAGGCGGAAGCGGCAGTTAGAAGCTCTGGGCTTTCCGGTGTACCGCATCGACAGCCCAGAGCAGATTGGAGGGATACTGGATGAAATACAGTCCTCATAAATACCAGACCTACGCCACGGACTTCATCCTGGAGCATCCCATTTCGGCGGTGTTCCTGGACATGGGTCTCGGCAAAAGCGTCATCACCCTGACCGCCATCTTCGACTTGTGCCTGGACAGCTTCCTGGTGCGCAGGGTGCTGGTCATCGCCCCGCTCCGGGTGGCGCTGGATACCTGGCCCAGCGAGATCGAGAAGTGGGACCACCTGCGCGGCCTTACCTACTCGGTAGCGGTGGGAAACGAAGTCCAACGCAAAGCGGCACTCCTGCAGAGGGCAAGCGTGTACATCATCAACCGGGAGAACGTCCAGTGGCTGGTGGAAAGCAGCGGATTGCCCTTCGACTACGACATGGTGGTCATCGATGAGCTGTCCTCCTTCAAAAACTACCAGGCCAAGCGGTTTCGCGCGCTTCTGAAGGTGCGGCCCCGCGTCAAACGCATCGTGGGGCTGACCGGCACTCCCTCCTCCAATGGGCTGATGGATCTGTGGGCGGAATTTCGCATTCTGGATATGGGCAAACGCCTGGGGCGGTTTATCACCCATTACCGCACCGCCTTCTTTCAGCCGGACAAGCGCAACGCCCAGGTGGTGTTCTCCTACAAGCCCCTCCCCGGAGCCGAGGATGCCATTTATGAGAAAATTTCCGACATCACCATCTCCATGCGGGCGGGCGACTATCTGGATATGCCGGAATGCGTGATGAACGAGGTCAAGGTCACCCTCTCTGAAAAGGAGCGGCAAGCCTACGACACCATGCGGTCCGAATTGGTCCTGTCCTTGGGCGGTGAAGAGGTGGACGCCGGGAACGCGGCGGCTCTGGCGAACAAGCTCTCCCAGATGGCCAATGGTGCGGTGTATGGGGAGGGCAAAAAGACCCTCCCGCTTCACGACCGGAAGCTGGACGCTCTGGAGGATCTTATTGAAGCCGCCAACGGCAAACCCGTCCTGATGGCCTACTGGTTCAAGCACGATCTGGAGCGCATCCGCGCCCGGTTTACCGTCCGGGAAATCAAGACCGCCCAGGACATCGCCGACTGGAACCAGGGGAAAATCCCGGTGGCGGTCATCCACCCGGCCTCCGCCGGCCACGGTTTGAACCTGCAGGCCGGGGGTTCCACCCTCATCTGGTTCGGGCTGACCTGGTCGCTGGAGCTTTACCAGCAGACCAACGCCCGGCTCTGGCGGCAAGGGCAGAAAGCCCAAACCGTGGTCATCCACCACATCATCACCAAGGACACCATCGATGAGCGGATCATGTCCGTCCTTCGCAGAAAAGACAAAACACAATCCGCTCTCATTGACGCGGTCAAGGCCAATTTGGAGGTGTAACATGACAGCGAAAGAATACTTATCCCAAGCCCGGCTGCTGGATGCCCGGATTAACGCCAAGATTCAGCAGGTTTCGGCGCTGAACGATTTAGCCACCCACGCCACCGCCACCCTGACGGGGATGCCCCGGAATCCCAGCCGGTCTGAGTCCCGCATGGCTGAAGCGGTGGTCAAGATCATCGACCTGCAGAATGAAATCAACCACGACATCGATGAGCTGGTGGATTTGAAGCGGGAGATCACCCGCCGGGTCAAATCCATCCCAAACACCGAGTACCAGCTCCTGTTGGAGAAGCGGTACCTGTGCTTCATGCCGTGGGAGAAGATCGCCGTGGACATGGGCTATTCCATCCAGCATATCTACCGCCTGCACGACTGGGCGCTGCGGGAATTTCCCGTCCCCCAGGAAACATGAGAGTTCGATGTATTGAATGAGAGTAGCTCCGTAGTGTATCATTAAAATTGCCAAGATAACAAGGACAGCCTCACGGGAGCCATCCCGTGGGGCTTTTCTTATGCCCGGAAGGAGGTGGAACGGTGCCTACAAAGCCCAAGCGCCCCTGCTCATGCCCCGGATGCCCCAAGCTAACGGATGGCAGGTTCTGCGAGGAGCACGCCAAGGCGGAAGCCAAACGCTACGAGAAGTACGACCGTGACCCGGCTGTACGCCGCAGGTATGGCCGCGCCTGGAAGCGCATCCGCGACCGATACATCCAGGAGCACCCGCTGTGCGAGCTGTGCCAACAGGAAGGCAGGCTGACCCCCGCCGAGGAGGTCCACCACAAGAAGTCGCTGGCTGAAGGCGGAACACACGCGCGGGACAACCTCGTTGCCCTGTGCAAATCCTGCCACGCCAGAATCCACGCCCAGCGCGGTGACCGCTGGCACAAGCATTGACCCGGTAGGGGGGATAAAAATCTCTACAGCCTGTGGGCCGTGCAACGGGCCGGGGGTCTCGCACACAAAATTGCGGTTTCAAAGGGGGTATATACCCCCAGACCGAGAAAGGAGGAAATCTGTGGCCAAAGACGGTACCAACCGCGGCGGCGCCCGTGCTGGTGCCGGCGCAAAGAGAAAGCCCCTCGCCGACAAAATTGCCGAGGGCAATCCCGGCAGAAGGAAGCTGACTGTCATCGACTTTCAGGATACAGCCGATTTAGAAGGTCAGCCCATGCCGAAACCGTCAGCCATGCTATCCGCCACCCAGAAGGATGGCAAGACGCTGGTCGCCGCCGAGGTCTACGAGAAGACCTGGACCTGGCTGGCGGAGCGGGGATGCGCCGCGTTGGTTTCCCCGCAGCTTTTGGAGCGATACGCCATGAGCGTGGCCCGCTGGATACAGTGCGAAGAAGCCATTACCGAATACGGCTTTCTCGCCAAGCACCCCACCACGGGGAATGCGATTCAAAGCCCCTATGTGGCGATGAGCCAGAACTTCATGTCCCAGACCAACCGCCTGTGGATGGAGATCTACCAGATCGTCAAAGAGAACTGTTCCAGCGAGTACGGAGGGGCCACGCCCCAGGACGATGTGATGGAGCGGCTGCTGTCCGCTCGGAAAGGAAAATGAGTATGACCAAATATAAAACGGCTGAAAGCGTCCGGCGCGGTCACCCGGATAAGCTGTGCGACCTGATCGCCGACAGCATTCTGGACGAGTGCCTGCGGCACGACCGCTATTCCCGCTGCGCCTGTGAGGTTATGGCCACCAAGGGAAAAATCTTTGTCTGCGGGGAGATCACCTGCGCGGCAAAGATCAACATCCGCTCGGTGGTTCGGGAGGTCCTCCGCAAGGCGGGCTACAACCCTATGAAGTTTATTGTGTTCGTCTATGTCCACCGGCAGAGTTCCGACATCGCCGGCGGCGTGGATTCCGCACTGGAGGTGCGGGATGGCGGCAGCGAGGATGTGTTTGCCACCACCGGCGCCGGCGACCAGGGCACCGTCTATGGCTATGCCACCAGGGAAACCTGGACCCGGCTGCCAGTCCCTGTGGTTTTCGCAAACGACATCTGCAAAGACCTGGACGAAGCAATGCGGGATGGAACCATCCGTGGCATCGGTCCCGATGGCAAAGCTCAGGTGACCGTGGTGTATGAGGATGGAAAACCTGTGGGCGTGAAGAACATTGTGGTGTCTGTCCAGCACGATGAAGGTAAAAATCTGGAGGAGCTTCGGCGGGAGATCATCTCCGAGGTGCTGTATCCTATTCTGGATCGGTTCAGCTTCCCCAAGGACATGGAGATTCTCATCAACCCCTCCGGCAGATTTGTGGAGGGCGGTCCCGCCGCCGATACCGGGCTGACCGGCAGAAAACTGATGGTGGACACCTATGGTGGCCTTGCCGCTCATGGTGGCGGCGCCTTCTCTGGGAAAGACCCCACCAAGGTGGACCGCTCCGCCGCATACATGGCCAGAGCCATTGCCCGGAATGTGGTGGGCGCGTGGCTGGCGGAAGAATGCCAGGTTTCCATTTCCTACGCGATCGGCAAAGCGGAACCCACCGCTGTGGAGATTGACACCTTTGGCACCGCCAAGGTGGACGAGGATGTCATCCGGCTGGCGGTATTGGACGTGTTCGACCTGCGGCCCGCCGCCATCATGTCCCTGTTGCATCTCCGCGCTCCTATCTACGCCGACACCGCCGCCTACGGCCACTTCAATGGATACAAGTACAGCTGGGAAAACCTCGACAAGACCGATGAACTGCGGAAGGCGGTAGAAAAGTATGCTGATTGAGCGCAAGCACACCGCCGACCTCATCCCCGCCGACTACAATCCCCGCAAAGACTTAAAGCCCGGCGACCCGGAGTACGACAAGCTGAAACGCTCCATGGAGCAGTTCGGCTATGTGGAACCGGTGATCTGGAACAAGACCACCGGACGGGTGGTGGGCGGTCACCAGCGGCTGAAGGTGCTCATGGACATGGGCGTCATCGAGGTGGAGTGCGTGGTGGTGGAGCTGGATGAGGAGCGGGAAAAAGCCCTCAACATCGCCCTCAACAAAATCTCCGGCGATTGGGACAAGGACAAGCTGATGCTCCTCATCTCCGACCTGCAGGGCGCCGACTTCGATGTGTCCCTCACCGGCTTTGATTCCGCCGAGATCGATGACCTCTTCAAAGACAGCCTGAAAGATGGGGTCAAGGATGATGAGTTCGATGTGGACGCCGAGCTGGAGAACCCCGCCATCACCAAGGCCGGGGATATCTGGACGCTGGGGCGGCACCGGCTGGTCTGCGGGGACAGCACCAAGGCGGAAACCTTCGCTCTGTTGATGGACGGTCTGAAGGCAAACCTGGTCATCACCGACCCGCCCTACAATGTCAATTATGAGGGCGGCGCAGGAAAGATCAAGAATGACAACATGGAGAACGCTGCCTTCTACGACTTCCTGCTGGCAGCGTTTCAGAATACAGAGGAAGTCATGGCGGACGATGCTTCTATCTATGTGTTCCATGCGGACACCGAGGGGCTGAACTTCCGAAAGGCGTTCTCGGACGCCGGCTTCTACCTCTCCGGGACGTGCATCTGGAAGAAACAGTCCCTGGTGCTGGGCCGTTCGCCCTACCAGTGGCAGCATGAGCCGATCCTCTTCGGCTGGAAGAAGAAAGGCCGACACCAGTGGTACACCGGGCGGAAGGAGTCCACCATCTGGGAGTTCGACAAGCCCAAGAAGAACAAGGAGCACCCCACCATGAAGCCTATCCCGCTTCTGGCCTATCCCATTCTCAACTCCTCCATGAGCAACGCCATCGTACTGGACCCCTTCGGTGGTTCCGGCAGTACGCTCATCGCCTGTGAGCAAACCGACCGTGTCTGCCGCACCATCGAACTGGACGAAAAGTTCTGCGATGTCATCGTGAAGCGGTACATCGAGCAGGTGGGCAAAGCGGACGGTGTATCCCTCCAGCGGAACGGCCTGACCTACCGCTATGAAGAGGTGGCTGGGGACGATGCGGAAGATATCCCACTGTTCTGAGGAGGTGCCCATGGAATCGAATACGACTTTGGCCCTCGGTAGCCTCTTCGATGGCTCCGGGGGTTTTCCTTTGGGTGGTCTGCTCTGCGGGATCACCCCGGTGTGGGCTTCGGAGATCGAGCCGTTCCCCATCCGGGTGACCACCAAGCGGCTTCCCTTTATGAAGCACTACGGCGACATCTCCCAGATGGATGGCGGGAAGATCGAGCCGGTGGACATCATCACATTCGGCTCCCCCTGCACCGACATGAGCATCGCCGGTCGGAGGGCCGGCCTGGACGGGAAGCAATCCGTCCTCTTTTACCAGGCCATCCGCATCATTCAGGAAATGAGGGATGCCACCCATGGCAAATATCCAAGATACATCGTATGGGAGAACGTCCCCGGCGCGCTCAGCTCCAACCACGGAGAGGACTTCAAGGCCGTCCTCGAAGCGGTCATCGGGATCAAGGAGCCGGGCACCCAGGTGCCTATGCCTGAGAAAAACCTCTGGCCCTACGCCGACCTGTACCTGGGAGAGCAGTGGAGCGTTGCGTACCGCACTCTTGACGCGCAACACTGGGGAGTCCCCCAGCGAAGACGCCGTATCTTCCTTGTCGCAGATTTTGCAGGCTGGGGTGCCGGACAAGTACTATTTGAGTCCGAAGGCCTGTCAGGGTATTCTGCGGAGGGCTTCCGTGCGTGGCAAAGAGCTGCCGGAAATTCTGCGGTTGGCGCTGGAGCGGCAGGCATCTGCCTAAACGACCAGGGCGGCTCCTGCATGGATGTGACGGAGAATGTCGTGGCAACGCTCCGGGCGGAAAACCACGGACACCCTCCCTGCGTGATGGATGCCGCCGGCTTCTGCACTGAGCACTCGGCGGATAGTCGGGGCATTGGATTCGAACAGGAACGCGCTCCCACCCTTCGGGCAGGAGTTGTTCCCGCCGCGATCGCATTGGAGAGCCACCCCATCGACAGCCGCATCAAGATTGCCGATGACGGTACTATCCAGACGCTGACCTCCCGCATGGGGACGGGCGGGATGAATGTGCCGCTGGTGATGAAGATCCGCTCCGGCTGCGAGGGCGGCGGGAAAGGGCCGCTCATCCAGGAGGACAAGTCCGCTACGCTGGGCTGCAACAATGACCAGACGGTTTTTGTGCCGTTCGTGAAAGGTACTCGCCCTCACACTCCCGATGAAGGACAGCAATGGAAACCGTCCGATGTGGCGAATACATTGAACACCTATGATGTGGGCGAGACCCGGTGCAATGAACTGGCGGTCAAGGTTTATGGCATCTGCTCCAAGCAAAGTCACGCCATGCTGTCGGATAATCCTCATAGTGGATTTTACGAAGCAGACACTTCCCGAAGTCTGGACGCAAACGGTGGAAACCCCACCTGCAATCAAGGCGGCATGGCTGTGGTGGCGGTGCAGGGTTCCATGATCGGCAGGTCCGGCAAGAACGGCCCCCAGGGCAGCGGCATCAATGAGGATGTGTCTTTTACATTGGACGCCGCCGACCGCCATGCGGTGGCTTACTGTATGACCTCGGGTTCTTACACCCAGACATTAGAGGAGCAGTCCCCGACCTTAATGGCAAGGGACTATAAAGACCCGCCTGTGGTAAATGAAACCGAGCCGGAGTACATCGTTCGCAGACTGACGCCTACCGAGTGCGCCCGCCTTCAGGGCTTTCCGGACTGGTGGTGCGCAGGGCTTGCTATAGACAATCCATCCGAGGAAGAGATCGAGTTCTGGACAGAAGTGTTTGAGACACACCGAAAGATCATGGGAACCTCCTCTAAACCGAAAAGCCATAATCAAATTATCAAGTGGCTGAAAGACCCGCACTCCGATTCCGCGGAATACAAGATGTGGGGCAACGGCGTGGCGCTTCCCAATGTCTATTTTGTGCTTTCCGGCATCGTGTGGGCGTTAAAAAACGAGGAAACGGCATAACCGCTTCCTCGTCCTCTCAATTCTTTCTGGTTGGCTTTACATTAACCGCCGGATTGATGGTGCCGTCAATCTTTCCATGCTCTTGCTCAAAAGCCTTGATGTTTTCTCGGATGAGCACCAGAATATGGCTGTTGACCGAGCGTCCCTCATAGTCTGCCACAAAGCCCAGTTTCTCCAGCATTTCTTCCTCTATGCGAATGGACACGCTTTTGATTGCCATAAAATCACCTCGTTGAATATATTTTGTGTTTATTTTATGGCTACCATGTGGTAAAATGTTTTGATTAGATATACTGTATATCTACAATAATTTTGCAATGTGTCCGAGGTGTTGAAATGTGAGAGTGGCAATCGTAGGATCCAGAGGGCTAAGCGTGACCAATTTGGAGAAATATCTCCCGAATGGCGTGACGGAGATCGTGTCCGGGGGTGCAAAAGGGATCGATACCTGTGCCAGAGAGTATGCTGTCTCCAACGGCATCAAGCTGACAGAGTTTCTGCCGGAGTATGAGAAGTATGGGAGATCTGCCCCATTGAAGCGCAACATCGCAATTATTGAAAATGCCGATCTTGTATTGGCGTTTTGGGACGGGACATCACGGGGAACGAAGTTTGTGATTGACAACTGCAAGAGCCGTGGTATTCCTGTGAAGGTCTTTGTCCCGACCAACCACAACTGACAACACAAGTTCTCTCGATTTGTGTACAAGGTAGAATGTGGCGATTTAGCTCTTTTCCACTTGCTATTACCTTCCTTTAGAGGGAATATGTACTCACCCAAAAAAAGGAAGGTGGTATGACATATGCCAAACAAAGAAATGCGGGCGGCGGTGGAGGAATTCATTCTGCAGCGAATCAACGATTGGGGCTCAGATGAATCCCAAGGACTGCAAACGGCCATTGAGCAATGGAAACTTAGCACCGAAAACTTGAAGCAGTCTTTATCCAACCATCAGGAAATTCTCTATAGAGAATGTGAGAACGCCTATGCGCTGGTGGACGGAGAAACCATGCAGTGTTACTACCGTGCCGGTTTTGCCGACGCGGTATTGTTTTTGATGGGCTGGAGGGATGGAACATGGAACTGAATTACAACTGCACCGGTGAAAGCCGCAAGCGGCTGGTGAATGCCATCAGCGAGATTACCGGCGTCCCAGCCAAGTACCTGGGCGCGCCCAGCTTCGCCTACCAAGTGGGCTACTTCACCATCGACCGCAACGGCGGCGTCACCTTTGACGACCGTGCCGACAGTGAGGAGATCGAAAACCTCATCGAAACGCTGGACAGCCAAGGCTTCACCGCCGAACCGCAAGAGGTCGAGGCATCCGAAAATGAGGAACCGTCTCCCACCGAGGTGGACGGGCTTTGTATCTCCATGCCCGCCAACCTGTTCTCCGAAACGGCGCTGCAAAACCTCAAGGATATCACGGCTGCGAAGGGCAGCCTGGTCCGCAAAGCCCTGGGGGTGGAGGAACTGCCCATCGAAGTCGGCGAGACGAAGGTCTCCTTCCCCTGGTTTGCCGGAATGCCCACGCCGGAGGAGGTCAAGGCCTATGACCATTTCATCTGCGCCCTGTGCGAGATGGCCAGAAATCAGAAGCGCGTTACCGCTAAGGAGCGGAACACAGGCAACGACAAGTACGCTTTCCGCTGTTTCCTCCTCCGGTTGGGCTTCATCGGGCCGGAGTTCAAACAGGAGCGCAAAATCCTCCTGCGAAACCTGACCGGCAGCTCCGCATTTAAGTCGGTTCCCCAAAAGGAGGTGGCGGACGATGCGGCTTCCGAGTAAGGAAACGCTGGCGCTTCTCCGAACCCGCTACCCTGTGGGAACGCGCGTGGAGCTTATCCGCATGGACGATCCCCAGGCCCCTCCGGTTGGTACAAAGGGGACGGTGCTGGGCGTGGACGATGTGGGAAGCATCCTGGTGGCCTGGGATAACGGTAGCGGCCTGAACGTGGCTTTTGGCGAGGATGTCTGCCGAAAGGTCGAGGGATAATACGCTGTAAGATGCACAGTTTTCAAACCACAAGATCGTGTAGTTTATGGCTCAGATAGTCCTGGATATAGTGTGCCTTCAGAGGTAATATGACACTACCGAAAGGGAAAACAACACCAACCAGGAGGCAGAACCATGAACGAGAAAACGAGAACCCAAATCGAGGAATTGAAGAAGCAGACCATTGGGGTCGAGGTCGAAATGAACAGCATCGACCGCAGCCGGGCGGCAAAGGTCGCCGCCGAGTTCTTCGGCACCGGACGCTACGAGAACACCGCCCACCGCAACGGGTACAGCACCTGGTCGGCCTGGGACGCAGACGGGCGCGAGTGGAAGTTCCAGAAGGACGTTTCCATTTCCGGTCCGGACAGCGAAAAATGCGAGCTGGTTACCCCAATTCTGACCTACGCCGACATGGAAACCCTGCAGGAGCTGATTCGGCGGCTTCGCAGGGCGGGCGCCAAGAGCGACTCCACCAGGGGTTGCGGAGTTCACATCCACATCGGCGCCAAGGGCCACACCCCGCAGACCCTGCGCAACCTGGCCAACATCATGGCAAGCCACGAGAGCCTTCTGGCCGAAGCCCTAAACCTCGACCATTACCGCATGAGCCGGTACTGCCGCACGGTTGACCCCCGCTTCCTGGAACAGCTCAACCGCAGGAAGCCCACCACCATGGCCGACCTTGCCGACATTTGGTATGGGAGCCAGGGCGCCAACTACGGCAGAAGCCACCATTACAATGACAGCCGCTACCATATGCTCAACCTCCACGCCACCTTCACCAAGGGCACGGTCGAGTTCCGGCTTTTCCAATTCGATGCCCCCGCGGACGGAAAACGCAACGGCCTTCACGCCGGCCAGTTGAAGAGCTACATCCAGCTTTGCCTGGCGCTCAGCCAGATGGCCAAGACGGTGCGCACCGCCAGCCCCAAGCCCCAGCAGAACGAGAATCCCAAATACGCCATGCGCACCTGGCTCCTCCGCCTGGGTTTCATCGGCGATGAGTTTGAAACCGCACGAGACATCCTGACCCGCCGCCTTTCCGGTGACGCAGCCTTCCGCAACGGCAGAGCTGCCGCTTGAAGGACGCCGCCCAGAGGCCCCCGAACCCGCTGACGCGGGCTTTCGGTGGTAGAAGGGGTATGCGGCCCCGGAAAGGAAGGTTCAAAAAATGAAACGCTACTACATCGCATACGGGAGCAACCTCAATGTCCAGCAGATGCGCTGGCGCTGCCCAGGGGCGAGAATCATCGGCACTTCGGAACTGAAGGACTACCGGCTCCTCTTCAAGGGAAGCAAGACCGGCTCCTACCTTACAATTGAGCCGGAAGCGGGATGTACAGTTCCGGTTGCGGTCTGGGAGGTCACTGACCAAGATGAGTTGGCATTGGACCGCTATGAGGGTTTCCCCAGCTTCTACTACAAGAAAGAACTGGTGCTGGACGTGAGGGGTATCCGTACCGGCAAGCTCCGGCGCCGGAGGGCCTTCGTGTACATCATGCGCGAGGAGCGGCCCTACGGCATTCCCACCAGCAGTTACATGAGCGCCTGCGGACAGGGGTACCGATTCTTCGGGTTTCCCGTTGACAAGCTCCTGGAAGCCCACTGCTACAGTCGAGAAAGGATGAAGTCCAATGAAAGAAGATAACGTCACCCGCCTGGCGGTCTGCCCCCGCTGCGGCAAGGCCTACCATGAACCGCCGGCGCTTTCCCGGCTGGACAACGAGACACTTGTCTGCCCGGACTGCGGCACACGGGAAGCCCTGGACAGCATCGGCGTGGCTCCGGCTGAGCAGGACGCCATCATCCAGGTCATCCACCGCTACCAACGGTCGGAATAAAGTTGTAAAGCACACAACTATACCCATACAGGGATGGAGCCGGAAGGCTCTGTTCCTCGTTACAGCCGCGCAGGGCTGTTTTTTTATGCTCTTACAGGGCTCCCGAAAAGTCATTAGACTTTTTGGGAAGAGGAGGAGCAACGAAATGAGCGAGCTTTTCGTGCTTGCACGGAAACGAGCGATATGGAGTTTGTGACGACGAAGAGGTGACGGACATCAGAAAGCTCAAGAAATACACCCCCACGCCCTTCATGGCCAAAGGGTCCCACTACGACAAAGCCCTGGCAGACTATGCCGTCAGCTTCATCCAATGTCTCTGCCACACCAAAGGCACCTGGGCGGGAAAGCCCTTCGAGCTGATTGATTGGCAGGAACGCATCATCCGCGACCTGTTCGGCGTGGTCAAAGAGAACGGCTATCGGCAGTTCAACACCGCCTACATCGAAATCCCCAAGAAAATGGGCAAATCGGAGCTGGCCGCCGCAGTGGCTCTTCTGCTCACCTGTGGGGACGGTGAGGAACGCGCCGAGGTGTATGGCTGCGCCGCCGACCGCCAGCAGGCGTCCATCGTTTTCGAGGTGGCGGCGGATATGGTAAAGATGTGTCCGGCGCTCTCCAAGCGGGTCAAAATTCTCGCTTCCCAAAAGCGGATTGTCTACCATCCCACCAACAGCTTCTACCAAGTGCTCTCGGCGGAGGCCTACTCCAAACACGGCTTTAACATCCATGGCGTGGTTTTTGACGAGCTGCATACCCAGCCAAACCGGAAGCTCTTTGACGTTATGACGAAGGGCTCCGGGGATGCCCGGATGCAGCCACTCTACTTCCTGATCACTACGGCGGGGACGGATACCCGCTCGATCTGCTACGAGACACACCAGAAGGCCAAGGACATCCTGGAAGGCCGGAAGATCGACCCCACATTCTATCCGGTTATCTACGGCGCTGACGAGGAGGATGACTGGACAGACCCCAAAGTGTGGAAGAAGGCCAACCCCTCTCTCGGCATCACGGTGGGCATCGACAAGGTCAAAGCAGCCTGTGAGTCGGCCAAGCAGAACCCCGCCGAGGAAAACAGCTTCCGCCAGCTCCGGCTGAATCAGTGGGTCAAACAGGCGGTGCGCTGGATGCCCATGGAGAAATGGGATCGCTGCGCCTTCGCTACCTCGGAGGACGATTTGGAAGGCCGGGTCTGCTACGGCGGTCTGGATCTGTCCAGCACTACGGATATCACCGCCTTTGTGCTGGTCTTCTCGCCGCTGGACGAGGAGGACAAATACACCGTACTGCCTTACTTCTGGATACCGGAGGACAACATTGACCTGCGCGTCCGCCGCGACCACGTGCCTTATGACGTCTGGAAGCGGCAGGGTTACCTCCAGACCACAGAGGGAAATGTGGTTCACTACGGCTACATCGAAAAGTTCATCGAGCGGCTGGGAGAGCGGTTCAACATCCGGGAGATCGCTTTTGACCGCTGGGGCGCCGTACAGATGGTGCAGAACCTGGAGGGCATGGGGTTCACGGTGGTTCCCTTCGGGCAGGGCTTCAAGGATATGTCGCCGCCAACCAAGGAGCTGATGAAGCTGGTGCTGGAGGAGCGCATCGCCCACGGTGGGCACCCCGTCCTGCGCTGGATGATTGACAACATCTACATCCGCACCGACCCGGCGGGGAACATCAAACCGGACAAGGAAAAGTCCACAGAAAAAATTGATGGCGCCGTTGCCACCATCATGGCCCTTGATCGGGCCATCCGATGCGGCAACGACACCAGCGAGTCGGTCTATGACAGCAGAGGGCTGCTGTTTATTTAATTTTCAGGCCACAGCATTTTCATTGGTAAACCTAAAATGTCTGTTTTTCCAATCAATATCAACTGCATACCCGTGTTCGAGGGCTTCGTGGATAGTAAAGCATACAGCAACTATACCTATTCCAAAGAGAATCGCCCAGGATGTACTTGGGTGAGACAGATCCCCAAAAGGAAATTGGTTATTCATCGTTGCTTTTTGAATTTCCGAGGTCAAGCGTATCCTCCTTCCTTCTTTGAATGCGTGTAATTTCTGCTGTTCGTGATGCGAACAGCTCAAGTGCTGACGTTAGGTTTTCAAGTAATGGTGAAATAGTCTGTTCCTGGGGAGGATCAAGCAAAGAGTCCACATTTGTATCAAATAACTTTGCCATTTGTCTCAGGCGGAGGGGCTTAGGTGTAGTTTTTCCATTTTCCCATTGGCAAACGGCTGCTCTATCCACCTGCAGCTTTTCAGCTAACTCGCTCTGAGAGATGTGATGTTCTTCACGCAGTTTACGAATATAAGCCCCAATTTTCGCTTTTTCGTCATCACTAAAACCTGTTCTCATTATAGCGCACCTCTGATTACTTAACCACGAAAGAGTTGTTTAGTTATATTGAGAGTTGTTAAGTAGTACTTAACAACACCTTATTCATTTTACTACATTCATTTTTGGCTGTAAAGGGAGTGACTTATTATGGGCATCTTTTCCGGCTTGTTCAAATCCCGTGACAAGCCCCAGAATCGGACATCCGGCAGCGGGTACAGCTTCTTCTTCGGCGGCTCCACCGCCGGCAAGAACGTCAACGAGCGGTCCGCCATGCAGATGACCGCCGTGTACTCCTGCGTCCGCATCCTGGCGGAAGCGGTGGCGGGACTTCCGCTGCACCTCTACCGCTATAAGGAGGATGGCGGCAAGGAGAAGGCGCTGGATCATCCGCTGTACCACCTGCTCCACGATGAGCCGAACCCGGAGATGAGTTCCTTTGTGTTCCGGGAAACCCTAATGACGCACCTACTTCTGTGGGGCAACGCCTACGCCCAGATCATCCGCAACGGCAAGGGCGAGGTCATCGCCCTCTATCCGCTGATGCCAAACCGCATGGTGGTGGACAGGGACACCAAGGGCCGGCTCTACTACCAATATACCACCAGCACCGAGGACGCCCCCACCATGAAGGGCGTCACCGTCAACCTGCCGCCCTCGGATGTACTACACATCCCCGGCCTGGGCTTCGACGGTCTGGTGGGGTACAGTCCCATTGCCATGGCCAAGAACGCCATCGGCATGGCGATTGCCTGCGAGGAGTACGGGGCCAAGTTCTTCGCCAACGGCGCGGCCCCCGGCGGTGTACTGGAACACCCCGGCACCATCAAAGACCCCCAGCGGGTACGGGAGAGCTGGCAGTCCACCTTCGGCGGCAGCGGCAACAGCAATAAGATCGCCGTTCTGGAGGAGGGCATGAAATACACGCCCATCGGCATCTCGCCGGAGCAGGCGCAGTTTTTGGAAACGCGAAAATTCCAAGTCAATGAGATCGCTCGAATTTTCCGAGTGCCGCCCCACATGGTGGGCGACCTGGAAAAGTCGAGCTTTTCTAATATTGAGCAGCAGTCTCTGGAGTTCGTGAAATACACCCTGGACCCCTGGGTGATCCGCTGGGAGCAGACCATTCACCGGTCGCTCCTATTACCGGACGAGAAATCCCAGTATTTCGTGAAGTTCAATCTGGAGGGGCTGCTTCGCGGCGATTATCAGAGCCGCATGAACGGGTACGCCATCGGTCGGCAGAACGGCTGGATGTCCGCCAATGACATCCGGGAGCTGGAGAACCTCGACCGCATCCCTGCCGAGGAGGGCGGCGACCTGTACCTTATTAACGGCAATATGCTCCCGCTCAAGGACGCGGGGGCTTTTGCAAATACCGAATCCAACGATGACGGGAAGGAGGAAAATGCCGATGAAGAAATTTTGGAAGTGGAAGAATCAGACGCAGATGGAGACAGCTCCGGCGGAACGGACGCTGTATCTGAACGGCACCATCGCCGAGGAAAGCTGGTTTGACGATGACGTCACGCCCCAGCTTTTCAAGGAGGAACTGATGGCTGGGGACGGGAACATCACCGTCTGGATCAACTCTCCCGGCGGGGACTGCGTAGCTGCGGCTCAAATCTACAATATGCTGATGGACTATCCCCACGATGTGACCGTGAAGATCGATGGCATCGCGGCGTCCGCTGCATCCGTCATCGCTATGGCGGGTACCAAGGTCCTCATGTCCCCGGTGTCCATGCTCATGATCCACAACCCCATGACTGTGGCTATGGGTGACACCGGCGAAATGCAGAAAGCTATCGAGATGCTCTCCAGCGTCAAGGACTCCATCATCAACGCCTACGAGATCAAGACCGGCCTGTCCCGCGCCAAGCTCTCCCACCTCATGGACGCCGAGACCTGGATGGACGCCGGGAAAGCGGTAGAGCTGGGCTTCGCCGATGAGGTGATGAAACGCCCCGCCGAAGCGGAGGATGTAGAACCCCCGACAGTCACCATGCTGTACTCCAAAGCATCGGTGGTCAATTCCCTCATGGATAAGATTGCCGAGAAATGTAAAACCGCTCGCCCCGCCGTAAAGGCGGAACCCAAGGGCCGCTCCGTAGACGATCTCTACGAGCGGCTTAATCTTTTGAAACATTAAAGGAGGAAATCTACCATGACTATTTTGGAACTGCGCGAAAAGCGCGCCAAGGCCTGGGACGCCGCTAAGGCTTTTCTGGACTCCCACCGCACCGACAAGGGCACCCTGTCCGCCGAGGATGACGCCACCTACTCCCGCATGGAGCAGGACATCTCCGACCTGGGCAGGGAGATCGCCCGGATGGAGCGCCGCGAAGCTCTGGACGCCGAGTTGAATAAGCCTGTCAACCACCCCATCACCGGCAAGCCCGCCGGCGACCAGCAGCCCGAAAAGAAGGGCCGCGCTTCCGATGAGTACAAGCGGAACTTCTGGAACGCTATGCGTCTGCAGGGCAATCCCTATGAGATCCGCAACGCCCTGCAGGAAGGCACCGACAGCGAGGGCGGCTACCTGGTGCCAGACGAGTACGAGCGCACCCTGGTGCAGGCTCTGGAGGAGGAAAATGTGTTCCGCCGCCTGGCCAAGGTCATTCAGACTTCCAGCGGCGACCGCAAGATCCCCATTGTGACCAGCCACGGTTCCGCCGCCTGGTTGGATGAGGAGGACGCCCTCACCGAGAGCGATGAGGTGTTCGGTCAGACCTCTCTGTCCGCCTACAAGCTGGGCACTTTCCTCAAGGTGTCCGATGAGCTGCTCAACGACAGTGTGTTCGACCTGCCTTCGTATATCTCCACCGAGTTTGCCCGCCGCATCGGCGCCAAGGAGGAGGAAGCCTTCTTCGTGGGAGATGGCAGCGGCAAGCCCACCGGCATCTTTGCGGCCACCGGCGGCGCCCAGACCGGCGTTACCGCCGCCAGCTCCACCGCCATTACCGCTGATGAACTGATCGACCTGTTCTATTCTCTGAAGTCCCCCTACCGCAGAAAGGCGGTCTGGGTGATGAACGACTCCACGGTCAAGGCCATCCGCAAGCTGAAGGACAACCAGGGTCAGTACCTGTGGCAGCCTTCCCTCACGGCTGGGACCCCCGATACCATCCTGAACCGTCCGGTATACACCTCTTCCTATGTTCCCGCCATCGCCGCCGGCGCAAAGACCATCGCCTTCGGCGATTTCAGCTACTACTGGATCGCCGACCGCCAGGGTCGCTCCTTCAAGCGTCTGAACGAGCTGTTCGCCACCACCGGTCAGGTGGGCTTCATGGCCACCCAGCGCGTGGACGGCAAGCTCATCCTGTCGGAAGCCATCAAGGTGCTGGCGCAGAAGGCCGCTGGCTAAGAAAGGGGGCGGCGGTGATGAACGAGCTTCTTTCAAAGGTCAAGGAAAACCTCATCCTGGAGCATGACGCCGATGACAAGCTGCTGGAACGCTTCATCACCGCCGCCATCTCCTATGCGGAGAGCTACCAGCACATTGCGGCGGGGTACTACCAGGAGCACCCCATGCCGCCCACTACTGAACAGGCCGTCATCATGCTGTCATCCCACTTCTACGAGTCCAGGGATGGCAGCACGGGCGGCTTTTTCGCGGATAACGTGCAGGCCGGTCAGCAGGTGTGGAACACCGTGAATCTGCTTCTCCGGCTTGATCGGGAATGGAAGGTGTGAGTATGTCCTTTGGAAAGATGAACACCTTTATTGACCTGGTGAAAAAAGAAGTCTCCGTGGATGCGGAGGGCTTCAAATCGGAAAAGGAGGTCACCCTGGCCTCCGTCCGGGCATACCGGGAAGGAAGGCACGGAAGCGAGAGATGGGCAAACATGGCGGCTTTTTCGGAAGCCACCGACCTGTTCCGCTTCCGGGTCATTCCCGGTGTATCCGTTACCACAGACCTGGCGATCCTCTGCGATGGCGACCGATTCGACATCACCTCAGTAGAGGACGTAAAGGGCCGTGGAATGTATCTGGAGGTCATGGCAAAGGTGGTGAAAGCAAGTGGAGCGTAGCGGAACGCGGGGTCCCCGCAAAGCAAATCTGCTTTGTGGGGGAAGGAGGAGCAACGGATTGAGTGAGCTTTCGCATTTATGTGGAAGCGAAGGATAAGGAGTTTGCGACGACGTGGCTAAGGTGAAGGTGGAAATGCCTGAGGAATTTCTCCGCAAACTGTCCCTTTTGGGTAGCAAAACAGATGAGATCGCAGGACGCGTCCTGGAAGCCGGCGGAGAGGTCGTGTTGTCAAAGGTACGGAGCAACCTCTCTTCCGTCATCGGCAGCGGTACGAAATACGACTCTCGCTCCACGGGTGAGCTGGAACGCTCCCTGGGCCTGACCCCGCCGCTGGTGGACCGGGACGGAAACCACAACATCAAGATCGGCTTTGCCGAGCCGCGCTCCGATGGTTGCAGCAACGCCATGCTGGCAAATATCATCGAGTACGGCAAGAGCGGCCAGCCGGCGAAACCCTTTCTCAAACCCGCACAGACCTCATCTCGAAAGGCCTGTACCAGCGCCATGATCCGCAAACTGGAAGAGGAGGTGGAGAAGCTGTGAGTCTGCTCTCTGAATTGAAGACCGTAGCGGATGCCTGTGCCATTCCGGTGGAGACCGGCGTCTTTTCCGGCGTACCGCCCGACCTATACTTGGTCATCACGCCAATGGCGGACACCTTTGAGCTTCATGCCGACAATTCCCCAGGGTACGACACCCAGGAGGCGCGGCTGTCCCTGTTCGTGAAGGGCAGCTACACCGCCATTAAAGACACGCTTGTCCGCGCCCTGCTGGGTGCGGATTTTTGCATTACCGACCGCCGGTATATCGGCCACGAGGATGATACCGGCTTTCACCACTATGCCATTGACGTGGCAAAAACTTATGAAATGGAGGAATGAGCTATGGCTACTATCGGCTTGGACAAGCTGTACTATGCCAAAATCACCGAGGACGCTTCGGGCAACGAGACCTACGGCGACCCCCAGCCCCTGGCAAAGGCCATGACCGCCGAGCTTTCGGTGGAGCTGGCAGAAGCTACGCTGTATGCGGACGATGGCGCCGCCGCCGTGGTCAAGGAGTTCCAGAGCGGCACCCTGACCCTGGGCGTGGATGACATCGGCGTTACCGTTGCCCAGGATTTGACCGGCGCAACCATCGATGGAAACAAGGTGCTGGTCTCCACCAGCGAGGATGGCGGCACCCCTGTGGCCGTGGGCTTCCGTGCCAAGAAGGCCAACGGCAAGTACCGCTACTTCTGGCTCTACCGGGTGAAGTTCGGCATCCCCGCCACCAACCTCACCACCAAGGGCGAGAGCATTGAATTTTCCACCCCTTCCATCGAGGGCACCGTGACCCGCCGCAACAAGGTGGACGGTCAGGGCAAGCACCCCTGGAAGGCAGAGGTGTCCGAGGACGATACCGGTGTGCTGCCCGCCACCATCTCCGGCTGGTACGAAGAGGTGTATGAGCCGGACTACACCACGTTGGAAACCGCATAAGGAGGGCTGAACCATGAACAAGGAGCGTAGCGCCGCCATCACCATCGGCGGCATGGAGTATGAGTTGGTACTCACCACCCGCGCCACCAAGGAGATCGCCGGACGCTACGGTGGCCTGGAAAATCTGGGCGACAGGCTGATGAAGTCCGAGAACTTTGAAATGGCGCTTGATGAGATCATCTGGCTCATCACCCTGCTGGCCAATCAGAGCGTGCTGATCCACAACCTCCAGCACCCGGAGGACAAAAAGGAGCCGCTGACTCAGGATGCGGTGGAACTGCTGACCTCGCCCTTCGAGCTGGCCGGGTACAAGGAGGCCATTATGGAAGCCATGTATAAGGGCACCAAGCGGAATATCGAAAGCGAGACGGACTCAAAAAACGCGGAAGTCGGGTAACAGACGCCGAGCTGTTTACCCGGCTTTTCTATTACGGCACCGCCCAGCTGGGCTTTACCCCGGAGGAGACTATGCTCCTGCCCTTTGGCCTGCTGTTGGACCTATGGGAGTGCCACAAGCAGTTCCTCGGCATGGCAAAACCCAAGCGGGAGCTGACCATTGACGATGTGATTCCCTATGGAATCTAAAGGAGGTGACCACGGATGGCGGATAACTTTGGCCTAAAAATCGGGCTGGAGGGCGAAAAGGAATTCAAGAAGGCGCTGGCGGACATCAACCAGTCCTTCAAAGTTCTCGGCTCCGAAATGAAGGTCGTGCAGTCCCAGTTTGATAAAAACGATGATTCCGTGGAAGCCCTCACCGCCCGGAACCAGGTGCTGGGTAAGGAGATCGATGCCCAGAAGAAAAAGATCGAAACCCTGCGTAAGGCATTGGAGAACGCATCCACCTCCTTCGGGGAAAACGACCGGCGCACCCAGCAATGGCAGATCCAACTCAATAATGCCCAGGCCGCTCTGAACAATATGGAGCGGGAGCTTGATCAGAATCAGAAGGCCATCGACTCCATGGGCAGTGAGATGCAGGATGCTGCCCAGCAGACGGACAAGTTCGGGGATGAGATCGATGACGCCGCCGATAAGACCGACAAGGCGTCCGGCAAACTGGAAAAGGTCGGCTCCGTCCTCAAAGGTCTGGCGGTCACGGCGGGTGCCGCTGTTGCCGCCGCCGGAGCCGCCCTCGCCGGGCTGACCAAGAGCTTCCTCGACCTGGCGGAGTCCACGCGGGAATACCGGGAAGACCAGGCCAAGCTGGACGCGGCCTTCACCACCGCAGGATTTACGGCGGAACAGGCCGGTGAAGCCTACACCGGTTTCTACGCCATCCTGGGCGAAGAAGACCGCAGCGTAGAAGCGGTCAACCACCTTGCCAAGCTCTGCTCCACCGAGGAAGAGCTGGCGCAGTGGACGGACATCGCCGCCGGCGTGTGGGCCACTTTTGGGGACAGCCTTCCCATCGAAGGTTTGACCGAAGCCGCCAACGAGACCGCCAAGACCGGCACCATCACCGGCCAGCTGGCGGACGCGCTGAACTGGGCCGGGGTCAATGAGGAAGCCTTCCAGTCGGCGCTGGACGGCTGCAGCTCCGAGCAGGAACGCGCCGCACTCATCACCGATACCCTCAACGGCCTGTACCAGGAAGCGGCGGAAAACTACAAAACCCTCAATGGGGATGTGATGGAAGCCCAGCGCGCCCAGGCACTTCTTACCGATGCCTATGCACAGTTGGGTGCCATTGCCGAACCCATCATGACCACGCTGAAAACCATGGCGGCGGATGTCCTCACCGCCATGATTCCCTTTGTGTCACTCATGGGCGAAGGGCTGCAGGGTGTGCTGAACGGCACCGCCGGAGCTGCCGAGACTTTTGCCGAGGGCATCTCTGGCCTGGTATCTGTGTTGATGGAGAAGCTCTCCACCATTGTGCCGGTCATCGGGGAAGCCATCCTTGCCAGCCTTCCGGTGTTGCTGGAAGCCGGAGTGAACATCATCGCAAACCTTGTCACCGGCATCGTAAACGCGCTGCCGCAACTGGCCACAGCCGCCCTGTCCATTGTTCTCCAGCTGGTCACCAGCCTGACCGAGCTGGCCCCGCAGCTTTTACAGGCGGCGATGCAGGTGGTGGCGACCCTGGCTTCCGGTATCGCTACCGCACTGCCTCAGCTGGTACCCACCATTGTGCAGATGGTGGTGCAGATCTGCCAGACCCTCATTGCCAATCTGCCCCTCATCCTGGACGCGGCGCTTCAGCTGGTCACGGGGCTGGCACAAGGTATCCTCAATGCCTTGCCGGTGCTTATCGCGGCCCTGCCGGAGATCATCAACGGCATCGTGACATTCCTGCTGAACTCCATTCCTCAGATCATTGAAACGGGCATCCAGCTTTTGACCTCGCTGGTGGCCGCGCTGCCGGAGATTATCACCGCCATTGTCGCGGCTATACCCCAGATTATTGAGGGGATCATTACGGCGGTTCTGAACTCCATACCGCAGATTATTCAGGCGGGTATCGACTTGCTGGTGTCGCTCATCCAGGCGCTGCCCCAGATCATCACAACCATTGTGGCGGCGATCCCACAAATCATTACCGGCATCGTGAACGCCCTCATCAACAGCATCCCTCAAATTATCCAGGCCGGTGTGGAGCTGCTGGTATCCCTGATTGCGAATCTCCCGACTATCATTGTAGAGATCGTGAAGGCGGTCCCACAGATCATCACGGGGATTGTTTCGGCGCTTGGCCAGGGCGTTTCCCAGATCGCCGAGGTGGGCGCTAACCTGGTGCGCGGCCTGTGGCAGGGCATCCAGTCTCTGGCCGGGTGGATTTGGGATAAAGTCTCCGGCTGGATCTCCGGCATCTGGGACGGCATCCTGAGTTTCTTCGGTATCAATTCGCCCTCCAAGGAAATGGCCTGGGTTGGCGAAATGTTGGTAGAGGGCCTCGCCGGTTCCATTGAGGACAACGGCGGTCAGGCGGTGAAAGCCGCCGAGGGCATGAGCAAGGACATCAATGGGGTCATGCGGGACCTCGCCAAGGATATGACCGCGGCGCTGCCCACAGATTTCTCTGTAAAGGGCAGCGTGGAAAGCGCCATGTCTTCCGCAGCTTCTGCTGGCGCTGGGAAGAGCGGCTTCGTCCTGCAGCTCAACATCGGCACCTTCAACAACTACACCAACGAGGATATCCGGCAGCTCACCAACGAGATCATGGTGACCGCCGGACAGTTTGCCAAGCGGAAAGAGGTGGTATTCGCGTGAACTATTTTGTGTATAACGGGGTTTCTTCTCTGGACATGGGGCTTCGCATTGAGAGCAAGAATGTGTTTTCCGCCCCGGAGTACGATGTGACCTTCCAGTCCATCCCCGGCAGAAACGGCGACCTCATTCTTCCCAATGGGCGCTACCCCAATGTGCAGGTGACCTATTCCGTATTCCTTCCCGCCAAGAGCATCGCGGAGCTGGCGGAGAAAATCACCAAGGTCAAGGCGTGGCTCTATGGGGAGCAGAACGCATACCACACCCTTTCCGACAGCTACGACACTCTCTATACCCGGAAGGCGGTGTATTCCGGGAGCCTGGATATCGAGGATCAGCTCAACCGCATCGGTGTGTTCACCGTCAGCTTCTCCTGCCATCCCTTCCGCTACAGCGTGGATGGAACCGAGCCTGTTACCCTCACGCAGTCCGGCTCTACGGTGACCAACCCGGAGAGCTTCGAGTCTCTGCCCATCCTCACCCTCACCGGGGAAGGGACGGTGACCCTGACCATTCAGGGCGGTGGGCAGAACAAGAGCTGGGTGTTCACTGGGCTGGACGGAAGCATCGTCTGCGACAGTGAGCAGATGAACTTCTACTCTGGTACAACCCCTATGAACGATAAGGTCACCGGGGATGGATTCCCCAGGCTCCAGCCCGGCGTCAACACCATCTCCTGGGTGGGAACGGTGACCAGCCTGGTGATACAGCCGAGGTGGGTGACACTATGATTCCGGTTCTCTTCAAAGCAAATGCAGTGGATTTTTCCACCTTTGGCATCGGCGTCCTGGCGGACTGCATCTCCTGTGAGGTGACTGAGGAGCGAAACGGCGCCTACGAACTTGTGCTCCAATATCCTGTGACCGGCAGAAACTATGGGGAGCTTTCCTCGGAACGGATCATCAAGGCCAAGCCCAACGACACCGCCGATGACCAGGCGTTTCGCATCTACCGCATCACTACGCCCATCGATGGTGTGGTAACGGTGTATGCCCAGCACATCTCCTATGATCTCTCCAGCATTGCCGCGCTGACCTGGTCCAGCGAGAGCATTTCGCCGGCTCTTGCCATGCAGCGTGTATTCCAGAATACTGCCACCACCCACAATTTCACCTGCCAGACGGACTATTCCGAGGTAAAGCCCTTCTCCGTGGCCAAGCCCCAGAGTGTCCGCGCCTGCCTGGGCGGCGTGGTCGGTTCCTTTCTGGATCTGTGGGGCGGCGAATATGAGTGGGACAATTTCAATGTCATCCACCACCAGAGGCGCGGCCAGCACACCGGCGTGGTGATCGAGTACGGCAAAAACCTCACCGAGCTGGAGCACGACAGCGACATCACCGAGGTCTACACCGACCTTTTGCCTTACGCGGTGATTTCCGCCGATGACGGAAGCGAAACGGTGGTCACTCTCACCGAGGTGCTGCTTCCCATTGCGGATACCACCCTGAGCCAGCGCAAGACCCTCATCCGGGATTTCACCGACAGCTTTGGAGAGGAAGAAGCCATCACCGAGGATGCGCTACGCACCAAGGCGCAGACCTATCTGGAGAACAATCCCCTGGGTGTGGAAGTCCCCGCCCTGACGGTTTCCTTCGAGCCGCTGTGGAAGCAGCCGGAGTATGCCGCTGTGCTGGAGCGGGTGTCCCTCTGCGATACCGTGACCATTCGGCATTCCGCCCTGGGCATCATCGCCAAGACCAAGGTCATCACCACGGTCTACGACACCCTGGCGGAAAAGTATGTGTCAATCACCCTGGGCAACGGCAAGGCCAATCTGCTGAACAACGTCTCGGACGCACAGGCCAGCGCGGAGGAAGCGGCGGAGAAGGCCGGTCATTTCCCGGCGCTGATAAACTCCGCCATCCAGAACGCCACCGACCGCATCACCGGCCAGACGGGCGGCTATGTGGTGCTGCACACCGACAGCGAGACCGGCCTGCCCTACGAGCTGCTGATTCTTGACCAGCCGTCCATCGAGGATGCGGTCAATGTCTGGCGGTGGAACGTAGAAGGGTTAGGATTTTCCAGCAATGGTTACAACGGCCCCTATGAAACCGCCATCACCGCCGATGGGCAGATCGTGGCGAACTTTATCACCTCCGGCTCCCTCATCGCCAACATCATAAAGGCCGGGGTGATCCAGTCCCAGGACGGTTCCTCCTGGTGGGATCTGGAGAGCGGCGAGGTCATGTTCAGCGCCTACGCCACCACAGACTCCCTGGAGGAGGTCAGCGGCAGGGTCAGCCAGTTCCAGCAGTCCATTGACGGGCTGAACAGCTTTGTGGCCGACCTCACCGAATCGGTGGAGGGCGTCACCGGGGAACTGACGGAGGAGCAGGAAAACCTCCGTCTCATCGAAGGGCAGATGTCCCAGCTTCAGCAGTCGGTAGACGGCCTGTCCCTCACCATACAGGAGCAATACAGCGGCGGTATCAACTTTGTCCGCAACTCCGCCGGCTTAAACGGTCTTTCCGATGACTGGACCTATGCCGGAACCATCACTGCCCAGCAGGGCGCGGAAACCAAGAACAGCACCGTCTCCAACTCCTGTTTCCAGCTGAAAGCATACAGCACGCTGACCCAGGTGGTGGATACTATCGTGCCGGGGCAGGCGTACCGGCTGACGGTGAAAGCCAAGAAAACCTCCACCTACAACGCCTATGTCCGGGCCATCATCAACGGCGATACGGAGATCGACCTGTTCAATACCTCGGAATCCTTTGAGTGGACGGAATACACCGCTCTGCTCCCGGACGTGCAGGACAGCGTCATCACCATCAAAATTTATTCCCGCGATGCCAGCCTGTTCGTCTCGGACATCATGCTGACGGAAGGGGCGTCCCTCCACAAATGGACACCGGCGCCCAATGAGATTTACACCGCCGAGGTAAAGATCGACCGTAGGGGCATCGAGGTGTCCAATGCGGACTCAGCCCAGCGGACAGTCATCAACAACACGGAATTTTCCGGCTACTACAACGAGGAAAAGATTTTCTCCCTGAACAAGGATGAGACCATCACAAAGAAAACCACCGTGGACGGCGAACTCACGGTGGGCAAGACGAAGTTCGTCCCCATGGCCACAGCGTCCGAGGGGCTGAACATCGTGATTCTGGACTAAGGAGGTGGAGCAATGGCACTCAGCGGCACGTTTCAGAACTATCCCGTTTCCAGCTTCGGCCTTTATTGTGAATGGAGCGGTACGCAGAGCATTACGGGAAACTACACGGATGTAACCCTTAAAGTTTATCTTTCCTACTATACCCTTGATGTTGGGGCGAGAAGCGACTCCACCATCTCCATCAACGGCGTCAGCGAGACCTACACCGTACCCGCCATCGAGGATTACTCCAGCGGATGGAAAAAGAAGCTGCTGAAGACCAAAACCGTGCGGGTCAGCCACAATGCGGACGGAACGAAATCCGGCGTAGCTCTATCCGCGTCCTGGCGGTTTTCCGGCACCTATTCCGGTGTGTCTATTGGAACCATTACGGCTTCCACCACCGTAACTCTGAACAGCATTGACCGCTCCGCCCCCACAGTGTCCTGTTCCGTTTCCAACATCACTGCCAATGGGTTTAAGATCTCCGCATCCTCCTCGGCCACCGCCGACATCTGGCAGTACAGTCTGAACGGCGGCAGTACCTGGACACAATTCTCCTCCACGGCAGGGACCAACGCCAGCGTCACCCTTTCCACGCTTTCTCCCAACACCACCTATTCAGTGCGGGTACGGGCAAGAAAGCGCGCCAACCAGGTGTATGGCACCTCTTCCACAATATCCGCTAAGACCCTGGGCGGCGCGGTGCTTTTGAGCTGCGGCAGTTTTTCGGCGGACGCTGCTTCCATCAGCCTTTCCCTGCGGGCAACGGTGTACAATGCCGCTTACACCAACTACATCACCATTAAAAACGGTTCCACGACTTACCTGTCCCTGGCGGGGCGCATCTGGTCGGCGGGAACAGCCAACCGAACCATCACCCTGACCTCTTCGGAGCGGACAACGCTGCTGAACGCCATGGCCAGCGTCAAGTCTTTTACCGCCACCATCGAGCTGGTGACCAGGAGCGGAAACACCCAGATCGGCAGCGCATCCACCTGTACCTGCACCATCCGAACCTCACAGGCAAATTCGGGGCCGAGCATCTCCGGCTTCACTTTCGCCGACAGCTATTCGATCACCACCGCCATCACGGACAACGACCAGGTGCTCATCCAGGACTACTCCCGGCTGATGGTCACCCCCGGAACCGCTGCGGCGAGGAACGGCGCGTCCATCGTGTCCTACTCGGCGGTGTGCAGCGGCGTGACGAAATCCAACACCACCGGTGCGGCTCTCTCCCTGGGGACCATCGGCACCTCCGGCACACGGGACATCACTCTGACGGTGACGGACTCGCGGGGATACACCGCTTCGGTCACCCAGAGCGTCACCGTGGTGCCTTACTCGAAACCCAGAGTGAGTTCAGTTTCCCTTCGCCGCACCAACGACATCGAAACCGAGATGCAGCTCGTCTTTAATGGCAGCATTTCGCCCATCACGGTGGACGGAACACAGAAGAACAGCCTGCTCTACGCCCGGTACCGCTACAAGCTCACCAGCGCGTCATCGTATAACGCATACACCAGCATCCTCGGCTCGGTATCCGCCACCGGGTCCAGCTTCTCCTTTTCCAATCTGGAACTATGCAATCTTGATTCCGAATCGTCCTACGACTTCCACCTGCAGATCCGAGACCAGCTCAATTCGCTGACCTCGCTGGATCTGTATTTCGTTGTCTCCCAAGGCACGCCACTGGTGGCGCTTCGCAAGAAGATGGTGGGTATTAATACCCCAAGCCCGGAGACGGCGCTCCATGTGGTGGGAGACACACGCATCGAGGGGACGCTGACCCCGGACGAGATCGACTATCCTTTCGACAAGCCATACTTTGGCACCTGCTCCACCGCCGAAGCCACCCAAGTGAAGGTGGTGAACTGCCCCGGCTTCGAACTAAAAACCGGTTCCCGCATCGCAGTACAGTTTACCTATGGGAATTCCGCCAGTCAGCCCAAGCTGAATGTCAACGGCACCGGGGACAAGTTCATCTGCAGCACGGACGGGATGTCTGTTATCGCAGATATCTGGAGGGACAAGGAAACGGTTGATTTCGTGTATGACGGGTCATGGTGGATCGCCATTGGCTGTTTATACGCCACCACCGCATATTACGGGCTGACTAAGCTGTCATCCAGCATCTCATCTTCCAGTACTACATTGGCGGCAAACTCCTATGCGGTGAAAAGAGCTTATGACCGAAGCTCCTGGACGTCCATCTCGCTGACCAACGCCCTGGCGATTGCCTACGGCGGCACCGGGGCGAAGAATGCTGCAGCGGCTCGGACAAACCTGGGCATCGCCGCTACGTCTCTCTACAACGGGACGCTGACCAGCGGAAGCATCACTTTCAACTACGGAAACTACAACTTCTATGTCATCATCGGCAGGCCAAGCAGCACGGCGTCACGTGCGTCCCTGGTCGTGCCAAAAATCATGCTGACAACCTCTGCGGTTTCCTTCCAGATTGCGGACGAGTCCAACTACAAATCCTTCAACCTTTCCTATTCTGGCTCCTTGGTGACTCTCGCCATCCAAGGCGGCAATGGGCAGATCAACCGTGTATTTGGAATCAACTGAGGTGCGACTATGAAGGTATTACTGAATGAACAGGGCTATGTGGAAAGCTATGCCCTGGAGGGCGATCTGCTGGACGCTGTGGAAACGGAGGAACCGGATGACCTCTCGCATTTTGAGGAACATTTCACCGCCTATCAGGTGCGGGACGGTACCCTGGCCTTTGATGACGCCCAGGCCGTAGCGGAACAGGCGGAGGCCGCAAAGGACGCATACCGAAAGCGGCGGGAAATCGAGTGCTTTCCCGTCATCAACCGGGGGCGCCTGTGGTATGATACCCTCACCGAGGAGCAGTTCTCGGAGCTGAAGACCTGGTACCGCGCATGGCTGGACGGTACCAACACACAAACCATCCCGGAAAAACCGGAATGGCTGACATGAGGACAAAGGCGCTCCCGCTGGGGGCGTCTTTTCCATATTCAAAAATAAGGAGGACGAGACTATGAAATCAATCTGGGTCGGTATCCAGGTTGCCTTTTCCGCCCTGGGTGGCTTTCTGGGCTGGTACCTGGGCGGCATGGATGGCTTTCTCTACGCGCTGATTGCCTTCGTGCTGGTGGACTATATCACCGGCGTGATGTGCGCCATCGTGGACAAGAAGCTGTCCAGCGCCGTGGGCTTCAAGGGCATCTGTCGGAAGGTGCTCATCTTCGTGCTGGTGGGCATCGGCAACCTGGTGGATGTGTATGTGCTGGGTCAGGAGGGAGTGCTCCGCACGGCGGTGATCTTCTTCTACCTGTCCAATGAGGGTATCTCTTTCCTGGAAAACGCCGGACACCTGGGCCTGCCCATCCCGAAAAAACTGAAGGATGTGCTGGAACAACTGCATGACAAAGGAGGAAGCGACAATGAATCTGCATAAGCTGATTTTTACCAACAACGCCTGTTATAAGGCGGGACGCAAAATCACCCCCAAGGGCATCATGGTACATTCCACCGGGGCCAATAACCCCTGGCTGAAACGCTATGTCGGCCCGGACGATGGCCTGCTGGGGAAGAACCAGTACAATAACCATTGGAACCAGCCCATGGATCGGGAGGTCTGCGTCCACGCCTTCATCGGCAAGCTGGCCAATGGGACGGTGGCCACCTACCAGACCCTGCCCTGGAACTACCGTGGCTGGCACGCCGGCGGTTCCGCCAACGACACCCACATTTCCTTCGAGATCTGCGAGGATGACCTCACGGACGCCGATTATCTGGACAAGGTCTATCATGAAGCGGTGGACCTCTGCGTGTATCTCTGCGGGCTCTATGGCCTGACGGAGCAGGACATCATCTGCCACTGCGAGGGTCACGACCTGGGCATCGCGTCCAACCACGTGGACGTGCTGCACTGGTGGCCTAAGCACGGGAAGAACATGGACACCTTCCGCGCGGAGGTCGCGGCCAGGCTGGGCGGCTCTGAGCCGGATACCCCTGTGGAGCCGGTTCAGCCCAGTGGAGGCATCAAGGCCGGCGACCTGGTGACCATCACTGGGACGAAGTATTATGGCGGACAGACCATCCCCGCCTGGGTCAAGAAGCAGCGGTGGTACGTCTGCGAAGTGTCCGGCGACCGTGCGGTCATCAACAAAAATGAGAGCGGCACCAACGCCATCATGTCCCCGGTGCGTGTCTCCGACCTGGCTCCGGCGGAAAACGCGGCGGTGACCTACCGCGTCCACACCGTGGTCAAGGGCGATACTCTCTGGGGCATCGCCGAGAAGTATCTGGGCAGCGGCGCCCGCTACAAGGAGATCAAGACCTTTAACGGCCTTGACACCGACACCATCTACAGCGGCCAGAAGCTGAAGATTCCAAACTAAATATCAGTTCCAGCCGAAGGGGTGCAGTCATGTTTTGTGGCTGCACCCCTTTATTTTTTTATTCCCCTCATATTTGCTCTTTCCCGTGGCCGTATGGTGAGGAGCGTCCAGGGCTTCTCGGAAAGGGGACAAGTTATGACAGAAACCGAAAAGCTCAAAATCAGTAAACTCAGACGAGACGGGCTGGGGTACAAGAAAATCGCTGCGGCCCTCGACCTGCCGGTAAATAGCGTCAAAACCTATCTCCGCCGCCATCCCGCCAATGAGGAGGCCGCTGCTATTCCAGACTTCTGCGAGATGTGCGGGAAGCCTATCGTCCAAGCACCGCACCGTAAACATAAGCGGTTCTGTTCCGACTCGTGCCGTATCTCCTGGTGGAACGCCCACCCGGACAAGGGCGGGAAGCGGACGCTCCACAATTTCACCTGCGCCTATTGTGGGCGTACATTCCAAAGCGGCGCAAGAGATCGCCGTTACTGCTCCCGCGCCTGTTATGCCGCGGCGCGGAAAAAGGCGGTGGCTGAGAATGGATGATATTTGCGAGAGACTGACCGCCTATCAGACCGCCATGAGCCTTGCTCGGAATATGCTCCGGCAGGGCATCATCAGCGAGGATGACTACCGCAAAATTGATACAATCATCGCCAAAAAGCATGGGGTATCTTCGTGTAGTATATTCCGCTTTGAATCGCCTAAATCGCTGGATAATGAGCACTTTTAGAGGTAATATGCAGTGGACACAAGGAGGTGACAGAATGGCAAGAACCATTCAACAAATTTCATTCCCCGCACCCATGCGGCCCAGCTTGAAGCGGGTTGCGGCCTATGCCAGGGTTTCCTCCGGCAAGGATGCCATGCTGCATTCTTTGTCCGCACAGGTAAGCTACTACAGCGCGCTGATTCAGAAGCACGCCGACTGGCTCTACTGCGGGGTGTACGCTGATGAAGCGTTTACCGGCACCAAGGACAGCCGGGAGGGATTTCAAGACCTGCTGGCTGAATGCCGTGCCGGAAATATCGACATGGTCATCACGAAGTCCATTTCCCGCTTTGCGCGGAACACGGTGACTCTTCTTGAGACCGTCCGGGAGCTGAAGGCTCTGGGCGTTGATGTCTATTTCGAGGAGCAGAACATTCACACCATGAGCGCGGACGGAGAATTGATGATGACCATCCTGGCTTCCTACGCACAGGAAGAAAGCCGCTCCGCCAGCGAGAATCAGAAGTGGCGGATTCGTCACGGCTTTGAGCGCGGCGAGCTGGTGAACCTGCGGTTCCTGTTCGGCTACAAAATTGAGAAGGGACAGGTCGAGGTTGACCCGGAAAAGGCGGAAGTGGTGCGGGAGGTATTCCGCAGGGCTTTGGAGGGAGAGTCTTTATCCAGTCTGGCTGCTGACTTGAACCGGCGAGGGGTCACTGGTGTTCTGGGTGGCAAGTGGAACGCCATGCGCATCCGGGAGATGCTGTCCAACGAAAAGTACCTGGGCAATGCGCTCTTGCAAAAGCAGTACCGCAACAACCATCTGGAGAAAAAGGAAATCCCGAACCGGGGCGAACTGCCCCAATACTATGCGGAGGGCACCCACGAAGCCATCATTGACCAGTCTACCTTTGATGCGGCTCAGCGGCTGCTGGTCAAGCTCAGGGAAGGCACACCGGTTCGGTCGCCCTGGAAAAAATCTGCTTTCACCAGCATGATTTCCTGCACGGTGTGCGATCGCAACTACAAACGATGCACCAGCGGGAAGAGACATTTCTGGAACTGCCCGACTGCGGTGCGGACGGATCTGGCTTCCTGCGGCACATCCCAAATCCCGGAGAAGCTGCTGTACGACCTTTCCGCCCAGGTTCTTGGCCTGACGCAGTTTGATGAGCCGGTTTTCCGGGAGAAGGTCAAAAGCATCGATGCCCTCCCGGACAAAACACTGGTGTTCCATTTTTATGACGGCTCCACGGTAGCGCGGCATTGGGAGTACACATCCAGAGCCAAGAGCTGGACGCCGGAGATGAAAGAGAAGGCCCGGCAACGGGCGCTGGCGCAAAGGAGGGGTGAAAAATGGCAAGAGCGGTAACCGTCATCCCGCCCACCATTCAGCCCATCACGCACTTGGCCAGAAATGCTGTGGTGCGCCGGCGGGTTGCGGCTTACGCCCGTGTCTCCACCTCCAGCGAGGAACAGCTCACCAGCTATGAAGCCCAGGTGGACTACTACACCCGCTTCATCCAGTCCAAGCCGGAATGGGAGTTCGTAAGGGTCTATACCGATGAAGGCATTTCTGCGGTGAATACCAAAAAGCGCGAGGGCTTCAACCAGATGGTGCGGGATGCGCTCGATGGGAAAATCGACCTCATTGTAACTAAGTCAGTCAGCCGCTTTGCCCGGAACACGGTGGACAGCCTGGTGACCGTCCGCAAACTGAAGGAAAAAGGTGTGGAGGTCTACTTCGAGAAGGAGAACATCTACACCCTGGACAGCAAGGGTGAGCTGCTGATTACCATCATGTCCTCCCTGGCGCAGGAGGAAAGCCGCTCCATTTCAGAGAACGTCACCTGGGGCCAGAGAAAGCGATTCGCCGATGGGAAGGTCAGCCTGCCGTATAGCCACTTTCTGGGCTACCGGAAAGGGGCTGACGGGCTGCCGGAAATCGTGCCGGAGGAAGCGGAAACCGTCCGCTGGATTTACAGCCTATTCCTCAGCGGAAAGACCACCGGTTCAATCGCAGGACTTCTCACCAGGGAGGGGATACCAACCCCCGCCGGCAAGAAAAAGTGGGCGGCAAGCACTGTGGAGAGCATTCTCAAAAACGAGAAGTACAAGGGCGATGCCCTCCTACAAAAGGCGTTCACGGTGGATTTCCTCACCAAAAAACAGAAGAAAAACGAAGGCGAGGTGCCGCAGTACTATGTGGAGAACAGCCACCCGGCCATCATTGACCCCGCCGAGTGGAAGCTGGTGCAGCGGGAGCTGGAGCGCAGGAAAGCCATCGGGCGCAGCTACAGCGGCAACAGCATTTTTTCCTCCCGGCTGGTCTGCGGAGACTGCGGCGGTTACTTTGGCTCCAAGGTCTGGCATTCTACCGACAAATACCGGCGCACCATCTGGCGGTGCAACAGCAAGTTCATCGGCGAAGAAAAGTGTCAGACACCGCACCTGACTGAGGAGGAGATCAAGGCCCGGTTCCTGGATGCCTTCAATGCGCTGGTGTCGGATAAAGAGCGGCTGCTGGATGAGTGCCGCACCATGCAGGCGGCGCTGACCGACACCGGCTCCCTGGACAGCGAGATTGCGGCGCTCCTTTCCGAAATGGAGGTGGTGGCCGAACTGACCAAGCGGTGCATCGAGGAAAATTCCACCACGGCACAGGACCAGACCGCTTACCTGGAACGCTACAACGGCCTGGCAGAGCGGTACGAAACCGCCAAGGCCAAGTTGGAGAAGCTCCAGGCGGAAAAGGCCCAGCGGGAAGCCAAGGCCGAGGACATTGGCGGCTTTATGTTCGAACTGGCGGAGTACGGAGAGTCCCTCACGGAGTTTGATGACCGGCTTTGGCTCACGGTCATCGATACCGTAACCGTCCACCGGGACGGACAGCTGACATTCAAATTCCAGACGGGGCATGAGATGCTTGAATAA